TGTGACGTTTTGCATTTTCACATAATATTTTTTAGGGTTTAAACCCGAATAGCTACCTCATTACCGGCATAATAACCACGGTCAACTAATTCTTGCGTAAATTTTGCGCCACCCCAATTATCATCCATCGCATTTGGACTATACAATAATCCGTCTTGAGTCTCATCCATTTTGTCTAAAGGAGTGGTTGACCCCACGTAAAAACTAGATTGGTCATAGGAAGGCAACGAGTTTGTATTATAAGGTGGGTCATTTCGTCCAGCGTCTATTAATTTCGTTGGATTCGGTTCCTTATACGGTGACTGGTCATTTACAATTGCTGGAGGTAATCCACCCTGAGGCTCTGTAACTCCAGGACGGACTTTATATACAGATTCGCCTTGGGTATCGTATGTCTTTTGTAAAAATAATACAGGACAGCGTATACCTTGACTACGTTGCCATTCCATGAATTCTGTATAATCTTCTAAATTATCAAATTGAAGCGGGTTGACTCCAGGTATTTTTGCTAATTTTGAATTATATAAATATATTTTTGAACCATTTTGTATTAATATATTAGGACATCTAGGATTTTTGATTGCGTTACTTTCAAACCCTTCTTGATATATTCTATCAGGACTGTATTTCATACAAAAATATATTCCTGCTAAAAATACTATAATTATAAAAATAATAACCAACATATATATTATTTATAAAAATAATTTTTCTTGTTGAATAATAATATTCTAATAATATATATAATAATAATGAAATCCCTAATAATTAAAGATAATGGAAACAAAGAAATTATTGATGAAATCAATAATCTTTTAGAAAAAGGTAAAAATATATTTTTATTTACGTATATGGATGGTTGTGGTCCATGTAATTCTACCATACCGCAATGGGATAATATACCAAATAAAATGAAAGGTCATGTAGACCATAATAATGATGTGGTTACTGTGCGTATTAATAAGGATTTATTTCCTTTATTAAAAAAAATGGGAAGCGAACCTGGTGGGTTTCCTTCTTTAAGACATGTTACCAAAGACCAGGTGGAAGAATATGAAGACTGGCAATCTCCTTCAAAAGACCGTTCAACCAATTCCTTTGTTAAATGGATTCAAGACAAGATTTCTAAAAAACCTGGCGTCAAAAAACAAAAAGGTGGTAAATGGTCTTTAAAATACAAAAGAAGTATTAATTGTAAACGACCACGCGGGTTTTCTCAACGACAACATTGTAAATATGGTCGTAAAAAGGGTGGTCCAAGAAAAACACAAAAAAAACACAAATAATTTTATATTTTATTCAAAATAATAAAATATGAATTTTAAAATTGAAAGGGAATAAACACAACTCTTTATAGTATACTAAACAGACAAAACAAAATGGACAAATCCTTTCGCTTATTTGACTTTAATATTAATATTTTAAAATCCGCAACATCATCCTCTGGAAGTGATGAAGAACCCGAATATAAATCCCGCATTGATTCTCAAGCATTCTTGATTCAAATGTTTGGTATTAACAAAAAGGGCGAAACTTGCTCCATTATTGTTGAGGATTTCAAACCATTCTTTTATGTAAAAGTCGACGATTTTTGGACGACGCAAATCAAAACAAACTTTCTGGATGAAATCAAAAAGAAAATCGGCAAATATTATGAAAATTCCATTTGCGATTGTAAATTCGTCAAGAAAAAAAAATTATATGGGTTTGACGGTGGAAAACAACATAAATTCATTTGTTTCAAATTCGACAATATGCCTGCTTACAACAAGGTGAAAAATTTATGGTATGGAAAAGACCGCAAACTCATTCAAGGCGGTTGGTTATATGGCAAGACCAAGACTCAATTGTATGAGGCAAATATTCCACCATTATTGCGTTTCTTTCACATCATGGATATTAGTCCATCTGGTTGGATTGCCTTACCAAACAAGAAAACCATTCAAATCAATAACGACAAAAAAACATCATGTACCTATGAATTCCGTATCAGTTATACGCATATTATCCCGTTGAATATTTGTGAGGACCGTGTCCCTTACAAAATATGTAGTTTTGATATTGAAGCCAGTAGTAGTCACGGTGATTTCCCGGTGCCAATCAAATCGTATAAAAAATTGGCGACAAATATCATTGAATATTTTGAATTAAACCCTGCGGTTTTGGAAACCAAAGAGAAATGTAAGGACGTATTGAGAAATATATTATTATCCGCATTTGGATACAAAAATATGATTGAAATTGATTTGGTTTATCCAAAAAGTCCACCGAAAAACCAAGAAATTCTTGAAGGGCTGATTGAAAAATGGTTGATATCGCCAGTGCGTAAGCTGGATGAAAACGGAGGTGTCGAGGAACTCGAGAATCAACTTAAAATAGAAGAAATATTTGAGAAAATGAATGAAGAAGAAGATGACGCAGGGCTCGGCTTTGGTTATCATTCGTATTATTCAAAAAAAGAAAAAGTTGATAAAAAAGACACCGTTATTGACATTTTGACAAATAAAAAATACGCCCGTGAAACCAAATTAACCGAATTAAATGTTTCTTTGAATTCATCGTTTCCCAAATTACAGGGTGACCGTGTTACATTTATTGGGTCAACCTTTTTAAAATACGGAGACCCAGAACCCTACTTGAATCATTGTGCCGTGGTCAATACTTGTGCCAATGTGGACAATGCGGTGATTGAAACATATAAAACAGAAAAGGACCTGCTTTTAGCATGGAAAAATCTAATACAAAAGGAAAATCCTGATATTATTATCGGTTATAACATATTTGGTTTTGATTATGAGTTCATGGTGAGACGCGCCGAGGAAAATTATTGTGCGGATGAATTCTTGAGATTATCAAGAAACTCGGATGAATTATGCGCTACCTTGGAAGACGGGCGATATAAAATCGAGGAGAGTAGTATTCAAATCGCAAGTGGTCAGCATGATTTGAAATATATCAAGATGAATGGACGAATTCAAGTGGATATGTATAATTTCTTTCGTCGTGAAGAAAACTTGACATCGTATAAATTAGATTACGTTGCTGGTCATTTTATAGGTGATTATGTGAAAAAATATGAATGCTCTGGAGGTGACGAAACAACTCTTATACAAAGTGCGAACTTGACCGGATTATTGGCGGGAAGTTATATTCATTTTGAGGAAATCGGTCATTCAGTTGATTACTATAAAGACGGTGAAAAATTCGTGGTGACTCACGTGGATAAGACAAGTGGAAAATTTGAAATACGCGGTGCGATCAATCCTGACATGACAAAAAAGGTGCGATGGTGTTTAGCCAAGGATGACGTCACCCCAAAGGATATATTTCGAATGACCAATGGTGACCAGAATGAACGCGCCATTATTGCGAAATACTGTATTCAGGATTGTAACTTGGTCCATTATTTGATGAACAAAGTAGATGTCATGACGGGTTATATTGAAATGTCGAAAATTTGTAGTGTGCCGATTAGTTTCCTTATCTTGCGTGGTCAAGGCATCAAACTCACCAGTTATGTGGCGAAAAAATGCCGGGAAAAAGAGACGCTCATGCCAGTGATGGAAAAAACCGAAAGCGACGAAGGATACGAAGGTGCGATTGTGTTGGACCCCAAATGTGACTTGTATTTAGACAATCCAGTGGCGTGTGTGGATTATGCGTCGCTGTATCCGTCGTCCATGATGAGTGAAAACTTGTCTCACGACAGTAAAGTATGGACCAAAGAATATGATTTAGATGGTGAGTTGATTGAAACGACTGGCGAACAAGATGCGGATGGAAATTTCATATATGACAACCTTGCGGAATACGAATATGTAAACATCACCTATGATACATACAAGTATGAAAGAAAATCGGCGACCTCTGCGGCGGAAAAAATCAAATGCGGTTATAAAATTTGTCGGTTTGCCCAGTTTCCCAATGGAACACGAGCCATTATGCCGTCTATTTTGGACGAATTGTTGGCGGCAAGAAAATCAACGCGAAAACTGATTCCGCAACAAACAGATGAATTTATGAAAAATGTCTTGGATAAAAGACAACTTGGTTACAAGGTAACTGCGAATTCTCTTTATGGACAATGTGGTGCGAAAACGAGCACCTTTTATGAGAAAGATGTGGCGGCATCCACAACTGCGACAGGTCGTCTCTTATTGACATATGCCAAAAAAATCATAGAAGAATGCTACGGTGATTCCATTTGTCAAACCGAAAAATATGGACCAGTGCTTACCAAAGCGGAATATATATACGGCGACAGTGTTGCGAATTACACGCCTGTGTATATCAAGACAAATGAAACATTTGATATTTGCACGATTGAAGAATTAGCAAACAAATATGGAAAAAATACATGGACACAATGTTTAGAACCTGGAAAACAAGAAAAAGAAGTTTGTGAATTATACGATATTCAAACATGGACAGAAAAGGGATGGACCAAATTACAAAGGGTGATTCGTCATAAATTAGCACCTCATAAAAAAATGGTGCGAATATTAACACATACGGGAATGGTAGATGTTACAGATGACCATTCATTAATATTGAATTCGGGTGAAGAAATATCTCCAAAAGATGTAAAAGTTGGCACTGAATTACTACATTGTCCACTTTTAGAAAAAGTGGAGCAAAAAGAAAAGCCGGTAAATATTACAAAAACAAAATTATTCAAAACCATGCTTGACGCTACAATTTACACGAATTATTTGAATAGTTGTCATATAAATTTTGCCATATCGTATTTTCAAGATGATATATGTATTACTACGGACGAACTTTCATTATTACACTCTTGTCAGGTTATTTCAATGAAAGAAATCCCATATGAAGGATATGTATATGATTTGACAACCGACAATCATCATTTCGCCGCAGGAATTGGAAATATGATTGTTCATAACACGGATTCTGTATTCTTTACATTCAATCTACAAACGCCCGATGGAAAACCTATTCGTGGCAAAGACGCGTTAGAAATAACGATTGAGTTAGCCCAAGAGGCAGGTCATTTAGCGTCCAAGTTTTTGAAAGGTCCACATGATTTAGAATATGAAAAAACATTCATGCCGTTTTGTTTGTTATCCAAAAAGAGATATGTGGGAATGCTCTATGAACACGACCCGGACAAAGGTAAGCGCAAGGAAATGGGTATTGTCTTAAAACGCCGAGATAATGCGCCCATAGTAAAGGATATTTATGGCGGAATCATTGATATTTTAATGAAGGAAAAAGATATTATCAAAGCAAAGGAGTTTTTGCGACATTGTTTGAAAAATATTGTCGAGGAGAAATACCCGATTGAAAAATTAATCATCACTAAATCTTTGCGTAGTGGTTACAAAAATCCGCAACAAATCGCGCATAAAGTATTGGCGGACAGGATAACTGCGCGCGATCCGGGGAATAAACCAGGACCGGGTGACCGTATTCCTTTTGTATATATCCACAATGCGGACAAGAAGGCATTACAAGGCGAAAAAATAGAAACACCTAGTTTTATCCGCGAGAACAAGATAAAAATAGATTATTCGTTTTACATTACGAATCAAATCATGAAACCAGTACAACAAGTGTTTGCTCTGGTTCTTGAAAAGATGTGGTTAATGGATGATAAAAAGATAAAAGTAGATAAATTAAATATGGAAATCAAAAAATTAAAAAAGACGGTCGACCCAGAAAAATTAGATGATAAAATCGAGTCTTTGAAAAACAAAGAAGTCAAAGCGCTGTTATTTGACGAGTTTCTACGCGAATCCAATAATCAAAAAGAAGGTAATCAAGTGGTCACAAGTTTCTTTAAGAAAAAATAATAAATATATTATTAGATAAAAAATAAAAATCACGACAAATATATATAGACCAAATGAAACTTTTTAATGATATATCCAAATTCAACAATGTTTCCGATTATTTACCGATTTTAAACGGTATTTTATTCGTCGAAACATTCACCATTTTTTTCACTTTACATAGTTTTCTTCGTTCAAAAGTTCTTACCTTTTGGTATAAAAAATTCCAATTGTCCGCTGTTTTAGCAGATGTTAGTATCGTATTTTTGGGAATTATTTTAACACGTTTCATCTACCCCTTATTCTTCTCCCAATTTTCTCTCATACTCTTTATTTTATTAGCTCTTTTCATTCAAATGACCCATGATATTCTCTTTTATAAATTCTTTACTTGGGTACCTCGCGGAGTCAACGCAATGCTGGATGTTTTCAAAGATTATGCTACAGAAGTAAGACATACTGCTATTTTAGGTGATAGTATCATTATGATTTGTTCTTGTTTATTGGCGTCACATTTTTCCACATATAGTTTAAACGCAAATATAATTAATTTAATACTTACATTATATTTTATTCCATATTTGTTATTTATTAAATACTAGAATAATAATATTCACACTATTAACTATTTAATGTAAATCTTTTTATTTTAGATTCTATTATAATTAAGATATAAAACATTATAAATATATTCGTTTAATTATATTTATAATAATATTTTTATAATTCATGTTAATTTCTCTATATGAATTAATCGCAAAATATCACATAAAACTAAAGGGAATATTACATGTAGGCGCACATGATTGCGAAGAAATAAGACATTATGAGGTTTTTTTGCCAAGAAATAAAATTTTATGGATAGAAGGATTAAAAGATAAAGTAGATTATTGTAAAAATAATTATCCCGGGGTGTTAATTGAACAAGCTATTGTAACTGACAAAAATGAAATAGTTAAATTTAACCGTGCGAATCTAGACCAATCATCCTCAATATTTGATTTTGGATTACACAAAACATATTATCCCCAAATTAATTACGTAGATTCCTTTTATACAGATACAAAAATCTTAAAAGATATTATTCATAAATATGATATCCATTATAATTTTCTAAATTTAGATATCCAAGGTGCGGAATTAAAAGCATTGAAAGGTATGGAGGATTATTTACCCAATGTGGAATATATTTATACACAAGTCAATAGTGATTATGTTTATAAGGATTGTCCACTGATTGATGAAATTGATGAATATTTAAAACAATTCGGTTTTGAACGTGTTGAAACTGTATGGGAAAATGGTTGTAAATGGGGTGATGCTTTTTATATTAATAGAAGATATACACTTGTCACACTATTTGGTACATGTCGGTTCAAAAAAATAGATTATAATACAAATTTAAACGAAATAATTAGTTATACGCATACCACAAAAGAAGTATTACAATTCATAAATTTTTTAAAAGGAGAAATCGTGATTCCACCACCATACAATACGCTATGTTTTAGAACCGCAATTGATAAAAGTATTGGTATAAATATGGATAATCATTATAAATGTAAATTCGACAATACCAAGGTTTTCATCATTGAAATATGTTCACGTAAGAAATATATTCATAATAATTATATTTTACATCATATTTGTGTTGATAAACGCATGACTATTTTCAATAACAATACACCTAGACATATTTTGGACAGTTATACAATTGAAACTCAAAGTGACGAAGAAATTGAAAATGATATATTAGAAATTCAAAAAGTACTATATCCTAGAAAAGTAGTTATTGTTTCTCATTACAATTCCAAATTAAATGGCGAATTTATTGAATCTCGAAATGAGTTGGTTTTTCTATTGGAAAAAATATGTGAAAAACACAGTATTCCTTTTATTAATCCTCGAGAGGCATTAGGGCAATATAGTCAAGAACAAGTAATGTCTGATAACTTGGGGCATTATACGGAATTTGGACTTTGTGAATTCGGCAAGTATATGAATAATTATATCAAAACACTTTTATAATTAATTTGTCTAATAGCAGATTTATATATTCGTTTATATTTAGAAAATATATTTTTTTACAATATTATAATGGACCCAAAAGTTTTAACAGTATATAAATCACCTTTTCCAAAAATTCGTATTGGGAGAGAATATGATGGTGGTTATATAATTGTAGATGTTCCAAATAAAAAATATAATATATTACTTGCTGGCGGTATATCAGATGATATATCATTTGAGGAAGATTTTATAAATAAACATGAAAATAATATAAAATGTTATGCTTTTGATGGAGAAATAACTCAATTACCCAAAGAAAATTCTAAAATTGAATTTATTAATAAAAACATTGGTTCTGAAAATAATGATAAAACAACTAATATACATGATATAATAGACACAAATGAAAATATCTTTGTAAAAATGGATATAGAAGGAGGTGAAATACCTTGGATAAAAAGTTTAAGTGATGAACAACTTAATAAATTTGAACAAATAGTTATGGAGTTTCATGAACCTTTTTCAGATAATGAAATTCCGGTTTTTGACAAAATAAATAAAAATCATGTATTGGTTCATTTCCATGGAAATAATGGAGGTGCTGTTGGTAATAATAACAGTGGTTTTATTAATCATAAAGGTATAAATATTCCAATTGTATTTGAATGTACTTATTTACATAAAAAATATTTTACTTCTTTACCGGAATTAAATACCGACCCAATTCCAGGTAATCTTGATATGAACAATTGCTATGGTTATCCGGATCTTTATATAAATTATTCTCCATTTGTAAATTAAAAATTCATTTTTACTATAAATAATAATATGAATATGCGTCATATTATTATATGTTTACAACCTAAAATTATTTTGTATATATCCTTCAAAAACAATATCATTGGATGATGGATCTATGTATGGTAAGTTATATACAATTTCATTATACAAACTTCCGGATTGACGATTATTATTCAATAAACTCTGAATTAAATTTTCAGTAATATTTGTCAAATTATTCATAAGAGAACCTTCGTTGTTACTCTGTTCCGGTTCTTGTTCATTTGTATATGCGGATGTAGCGGTATGTAGTGTTGTTCCTCCCGACGATTGGGTATCTTCTGTTGCCGAGTTATTTACGGCGGATTCTTCTTGCTTACTTTCTTCTTCTTCGCCTTCATCTTGACCTTCATTTTCTTGTTCTTGGTACCTATCAGGAGAAGGACGTCGACTTGTATTTATTTCTTGAATAAGAGGTTGACTTCTTGGAACATAATTACGAATATCATAACGACATACAGGACATCTTACGTGATTTCTAAACCATGATGTTAGACTGTCGTGGTTAAATATATGTCCACATCCTAAAATTTGCGTTACATTATCAGAATCATCAAAATTTTCCAAAGTTATAGGACAACTCGAATTCAGTGGATTATCAATATTTGAATATAAAACTCTTCGCGTTCCGTTATTTATTTGTTGTTGAGTTGGGTAAACCGGTACAGTATCATAAAAATTCAATAAAAAATCTCCTAACCCTACACTAGCAGCTCTTCCAGATGGTACATTCGTTCTATTATTTGTTTGTTGACCATACAAACGTTGAAATATATTTGGAATCGTTGGTGTAGTCCTTCTTTCATATCCAGTATTACGATTCGTGTGTGTACTGTGAAATATATCGCGAATATTATCATAAATGCTGTCACCATTATCAGTTCTCCTTCTTTGACGTCGTGTATTTTCACTCTCATCGCCATAACTTCTATCCCTACTTCTAACTCTAGCACGTTCCCGATTTCTTTCATCTATCATATCAGTAACGCCCGTTATTACATTAATTATATTTCTTAATTCATTCATATTATCATACATCATTTCGATTTCTTGATACATCATATCAATATCACGTTGGTATTGATTATACATTTCAACATAAATATTCAATATAAACCGGTCATTATTATTCAATAAATTTAAACGATTCAGTCTTCTATTGTAAAAGTCTCTCTCTGACATTTATTATTAAATAATAAAAAAATACATTTAAACGTATTTTAATGATAATATATAATTGTTAGTTATAATAATGAATTTTGAAAATTACAGTAATAAGGGGCTTTCTGGTCTTACGAATTTAGGTAATACATGTTTCATAAATTCGTGTATGCAAGTATTATCACATACATACGAGTTGAATGAATTTTTAACAAAAGATGGTGGTACATATTACAAAAGACGTTTAAAAAACATTTATGAATCCGCGTTGTTGGTTGAGTGGGATAATTTAAGGGCTTTAATGTGGGAGAGCAATTGTGTTGTAAGTCCTGGAAAATTTATTAAAACAATACAAAAATTAGCACAAATCAAAAAAATGGATATGTTTACTGGTTACAATCAAAATGATTTACCTGAATTTTTATTATTTGTTGTGGATTGTTTTCATACCGGTTTATCGAGGGAGGTAAATATGTCAATTAATGGTGAGGTTGTCAATAAAACCGATAAATTGGCGGTTCAGTGTTTTGATATGATTAAAAACATGTATTCTAAAGAATATTCCGAAATATGGAATATGTTTTACGGAATACATGTATCACAAATAAAAGATTTAACAAGTGAAGAAATTTTGGCATGTACACCGGAACCATTTTTCATGATTGATTTACCAATACCGCCTGAATTAAAATCACCTACTCTAATAGATTGTTTCGAACATTATGTAAGAGGCGAAACACTTGATGGGGAAAATGCGTGGTATAATGAAAATACAAATTCAAAACAAAATGTTCAAAAAGAAATCGTTTATTGGAGTTTACCAAGTATTTTAGTGATTGATATAAAACGTTTCAATTCAAATAATCGTAAAAATCAAATTATGGTATCTTTTCCTTTAGAAAATCTAGATTTACATAATTACGTAATTGGATATAAAAAGGAATCTTATATTTATGATTTATATGGTATTTGTAATCACAGTGGAGTATCACAGGGAGGTCATTATACAGCATTTATTAAAAATGCGAATGGTAAATGGTATCATTTCAATGACCAATTCGTGACCGAAGTTACAAATTTAAATGAATTAATCACCCCAAAAGCATATTGTTTATTCTATCGAAAAAGAACGGTTCAACCATATTATGAAAATAACGGGTAGTTCAATATATTATTTTGTTTGTTTTTATTTTACGAAATCCTATGATAATTCGTATATTTACATTTGGTGATTATTTATTTTTTCTCTTTTTTTTAGTTTAGGAAAAAATAATAACTCATGTATATTTAATAGTAATCCAAATATGTCATATTCATCACCCTCAACATCTTCTTCAAATTCTTTAGAAGAAGGAATATTTAGTTCAATTGGATTAGGCTCTAATACAAGAACGCCTGTATCATCATCAACAAATGGTATATCTTTATTAAGCTCATCAAACAAATCTTCGCCGAGCTCATCATTTATGACGGTTTTTCTAACTGTTATAATTGTAATTATTTTCATTGTTTTATTAGTCATTAATGGTGCACAATACTATTTCGGAGTTGATATTGTCGCAAAAATAAAAGATTATTTTGGAAAAAAACAAAACCCTGAAAATAATGAAAAAGAAAAACAAGAAGGTGGTAAAAAATTATTTCCAATCATTAGAAAACCTGTTATCAAAGAAGAAGTATTTAACATTCCGGGAAATTATTTTAATTATGATGATGCTAAAACCTTATGTCAAGCACACGGTGCCCGTTTAGCAACATACAATGAAGTAGAAGACGCTTACAATAATGGTGCTGAATGGTGTAACTATGGTTGGTCAGAAGGTCAAATGGCATTATTCCCTACTCAAAAAACTACTTATGATGGATTACAAAAAATTAAGGGGCATGAAAATGATTGTGGTCGACCTGGCGTAAATGGTGGATATATGGCGAATCCTGAAATCCAATATGGTGTCAATTGTTATGGATATAAACCAAAAATGACAAAAGAGGAAGAGGATTTGATGAATACCAGTACACCTTATCCAAAGACAGAAAAGGATTTAGAACTGGAGCGCCGCGTGAATTACTGGAAAACCAAATTAGATGAAATATTGGTTTCTCCTTTTAATTATCAAAACTGGAGTCGGGTTTAGAAAGATGGGTTTCATATTCGTTAAATATCTGTATATAAATTGTGTATATTATATACAACTATCATGGTTTTAGACGAAAAATTTAGCGGTATTCAATACCGTTTAGCAGACAACTGGTTTTCTCTTGTAAATGTAAATGATTATAATAATAAACCAATCAATTATTTAGAAATTGGCACATTTCACGGCGCAAATATTATATCTGTAGCAAAAACATATGGTTTACACAATGATAGTAAATTATATTGTATAGATCCTTGGGAGGATTATAATGATTATCCAGAATATAAAAATCAACAACAAACAATTTATGAATCATTTATAAATAATATTGAAAAATTTGATGTAAAAGATAAAATAATAATCAACCGAGGTTATTCGAATGTGGAAATACCTAAATTTCAAGATGAATATTTTGATATTATTTATATAGATGGTAATCATGAAAGTGAATATGTATTGGAAGACGCAATTTTAAGTTTTCGAAAATTAAAAAAGGGCGGTATCATGATTTTTGATGATTATCATCCAGTTTGGCATATGACGCAAAAAGGTATTGATGCGTTTAGAAGTTGCTTTTGTAATAAAATAACAGATTTGGGTACAATAGAAACTCAGGTAATTATTAAAAAAAATGAATTATAAATACTTAATTCAATTCTAAAATCGGTATAAAAGAATAAAAATTGATTTATCTTTTTTTAAATGTAAGAAAGGTAATTAAATTTATGCCAAAATTAAGAGTTTTAGAAAAACAAGACGAACAACAACCGCAAAAAAAAGAAAACATGTCAGCTCATCAAGAAACACAAACAATCGAAATTATAGAAAACGACGACCCCGAGGTTAAAGGTATCTTACCAAGCATTTATGAATATGTTGTCAGCGCAATAAATACAATCGTTCCAGCATTGAAATGGTTGTATTTCATATCCAAAGTATACATCATATGGATTACCATACATTACATATCATGTCAATTATACGTCCATTATTGTGTTCCAACCGGAATCACCGGGTACTTATTGTCGCCATTCTTGGTGTCATCACCACAATGTAAAGCATTACGCTGGGCGTTTTATAACGGCGGAAATATTATTGACAATATGTGGAATTATTTAGGAGTATGGGCTTCCACTCAATTGTTGAAAATTGAATAAATGTAATCCTAATATTTTTATATATTTGAATATTATATATAAAAACACATGGAAAAAAGCATTTTTTCCTTTCCGTCACTATATGCGCATATTTTGAATGGAATATTACTATTTATTGCCTTTTTTTTGTTTTTTAAAAATTATTCAAAAATATGTCGGTTAGAACCATATAAATTAATTATACTGACCCTACTTTTTTCTGCATGCGTTGGTATTCATGGTATATCCCACTTGGGAATGGAAAAAATTTATAGGTTTAATCCATTGTCAACAATTCTATTACAAAAATAAAATCTTGTAATATATATATATCATGAGTGGCGCTGAAATTTTGGTTTTTGTAGTTTTGTTTATGCTATTTATTGCCTTAATTGTCGTATTTATAAAAGTGGCTAAAAAAAGAAATGGATTCACAACTAGAAAAGAGGGTTATAAACAAATGCCCTACTTGTAAATTATGATATAAACAAAAAATAAAATATATTTTATTTATATTTTATTTATATTTTATTTTATAAAATAATATTTAAAGAAAACTATATTATTTAAATTATATGCTAACTGCCAAACAAGAACAAATATTATGTGAGCCTATACAAATCACGAGACATTTCAAAAAATGGAGTATGAATGAAATAAATCGTCTTCACAATGAATACGAAATAAAAGAATTAACGATACGCCAAATCGCAAAACTACATGGGCGCAGTTATTTATCCATTTTACACAAATTGACAAGCGAAGGTTTAATCAATGAACACTGGGAAAGCGCTAGGGGGTACTATGAAACAACAGATTAATATATTCTCCCAGTGTGGAACAATCTATATATTTTTTCGTGTTCTATTATGTTTTTTTGTTTCTTCTACTTCTCCTGACTTTTCAGTTGATGTCGTTTTCCTTTTTTTTCTACTTGTTTTTTTACTATTTTTTACTTGTAACAATTCAAGTAATTTGTCATATAAATCGTCTTTGATAACTTCATCGTGATTTATCTCTTCATAATCGCGTTTCTTATTATGAACGGCTCCGGCAGATAATAAACTCATTGGAACAGCAACATGATTCATATGTTCAGTATCTGTAATAGTACCACCTTTCATTGAATGTAAAGATTCACTTATATCACGAAATAATGGTGGTAACACACCATAATTATAATTATCACCTCCACCTGTTATTATATATTGATTCATTAATGTATATACATATTGTATATATAATTTTATTTTTACTTTAGCGAAATAAAGTAAAAATTCATATTTTCACTAGTATTGACTAGTTGTGCTACTCGTACTACTATTATTAGAAAATCGTTTCAGTTCTTGTACATTTTTGAATTCACGATTTTCTTTTAAATAATTCACAATTTTTTTCACCTGTTCTTCATTCGATATGATTTCTCCTAAACTCTTTTCAACATATTTAAAACTCAACGGATTAGAAACTTTACTGGTCACAAATTTCAGTTTACCATCACTGATTTGAATATTCGCATTGTTTAAATTATTTCGTTCAGCATAAGTATACAAAGATTTTGATAGTTCCGCCCGTTGTTCTCTCAATTGGTTTAAATTATCATTTAAAATTTTAATTTTATTATCCAAAGATACCCATTTTTGTATATTTTGTTCAAATGACATATTTTATATAACTCAATAAAAAATTATCTGGGTTTGAATTTTTCATGTTTTCAACCACATACACATAGTTGTATTATTATTTCTGGATTCATTATATTTCTCAATTTGCTGATACACGTGTTTATTTATTTCTAATGCTATATTTCTGAATTTTATTAAATTTGAAAGTATTCGGTTTTTTTCATTTATTAATTCTTGTCTAACACGCGGTTTTTGTCTATTTATTTCTTGATAAACCAAATAAAGACGACTTTTATCCAACATAAATTTTGTCCTAAATTGTTTTACAATCGCAAATACATTATAACAATATATTTTTGAATAACGACTGCGTATTATTTCTGGAATAATAAATTGATTTGTATCCTTTATTTCTTCCACCTTTTTTTGGACATATCCCACGAATTCTTCTACCTCTGTTAATATTTTATCATCTCTCATTAATAATACTTTTCCAGATAAAAACTCACAAGTGCTTTCTAATTTATCAAATTGATATGCTGATGTTTTGTGTGAGCTCGCTTTTGCGTCTAGTTTCAAATATGTAATTAGTGCAAGCATAAAAGAATTAAAAGCGGTGAGTGATGATACAATGATTGACCCATAATTATCCAAACCAGAAACCATACTTAATACGGTGCATGCGGATGATATAAATATAGTTGGCAACATTATAAAATATAGAATCTGTTCACAATATGTTTTTGACTCTACATATATAATTTTTTGTCCTTTTAAATACAACGCAATCAGGTCTAAAGTAATTGAATTATATGCGCGTTTTCCAATATATGCGTCATTTAATTTTTCTGAAAATGAAGAAAAACTGTTTAAACAATTTATTTCGTCTTTTATGTAATTTGAATTTTCTAAATAGCCAACTTCATTATTCGAAGCATCTAAAAAATGATAGAGCAAATCACTTTCTTCTATGTCTATAGATACATATTCTTCTACATGTGTTTCGTCTTCAAATGTGTCACTATCATCATTTTCTTCTTTATTGTCATTAATATTTAATTCAATATTTTGTTTTTTTGTTCCAAACATAAAATCTTTAAAACTAGGTGTTCTTTTTACTTTTTTTTTATTTGATTTCACCATTGAAGATGTTTGCATTTTTTAGGACAATATATAATATTTATATATATAATAAATGCTATTATCAAAACGCATGAATTATACGCCAATAAATCATTTAGCAAATAAAAAAAACAATTCAAATCGTGTTATTCTTTTTACTAACGTGAGAGATGAAAAAAACATGAAAGAATGGGTAACACATCATTTACTTTTAAATTTCGATATGATTTATATTTTTGATCATAAATCACTCATACCATTAAAAAATGAATTTCATAATTTTAGTAAAAGAGTTGTCATTGAAAGAGGCGCTTGGAGTAATCCAGTCAAACTCCCTTTGATGAGACGTGCTGTTTATATCGCAAAACAACACGGATATGATTGGATGTTATACTTGGATGCCGATGAATTCCTGGTTCTCAATAAATTTATGGGTGTGAAACATTTATTACAGTCTTATAATTTTGCGCATTCTTTAAGTATTAACTGGTTAATGTTTGGAACAAATTTTCACAAAAAAGACCCATCTGGACTCATTTTAGAAAATTATACAAAATCTGAATTGTATTTAGATAAACACGTAAAAACATTTGTTCGACCCGAATATGTAGTAAATGTTACAAATCCGCATTATTTTGTCCTTGCGTTTCCTAGAAGAATGTTGTCGTTAAATTTAAAAAATAATACAAATCAACCAGCATTCAATGAATGGCGTATCGAATATTACAAGGCAGGCGCCTATATTGCCCATCACGTGTATCAATCAGAAGAAACCTATATGAATCGTAAAATAAAACTACCAACAGATGATTCGGGTAGTAAACGCAAATATGATAACGGAATACATAAACGTTACAATACTGTTGATAACAATGATGTTAAAAATAAATACGTGCCGCGGATAAAAAAAATGTTGAGTTTTTATTACCATAAAAATAAAATAGCTGTGAATACAAATACATCACAATAATATAACACCATAAACGTGTTATATTATTTTATTAATACAATGTTATCTATCAAAGAGAACGTTTATTTACGACCTCTTCTTCGAGTTTTCATACGTCTTCCATAACTTTGTTGTAATGCCAATAATCCCAATGGTACAATTGCTTGGGTCAATACACCTCCCATAAATCCCCCTCTTTTTCTTCTTGAACCACCCTTTTGTCCTGCTGTTGATGCTGCTGGAGGTGCGGTAGTTGCTGGATTTGGAACCATTGCTGGGGATGTAACGCCTTGGTGTTGTAAATTTACAAGTTGGTTGCCATATGGTGATGGTCCACTTCCTCTAAAAACATTATCCCATTGGGTATTTCCATCACCATATTGAGATAAAACATATGGTGCTGCGCCTTCAGTACCACCTGCTGCGTAGGTTGATGGATTTAAAGGTGCGACTGCTCCACCTGCTTGAGCACGGGCTCCTGGTTTTGAAGGAACATGATACATCATTATTTTAGCTATATTTCTACTTTTACTTCTATTATGACGTTTTCCTCGGTGACCTCTTCTTCTTCGTGATGCCATTATATATTTAAAAAAGAAAATAATTATTTTGATAATAAATTGTTATTACGCAAAATTAAAAAGAGTAAAATTAATATTACTAAAATCATTATAAAAATAAGAATGATGAGAGAAACAATGATATAAATATAGGGTCTAAATTCAAACAATATGAGTTCCATGATTGGTTTACAAAAATTCCGTATTTCGTATTTAATATTTTCTTTTTTCAACATTTCTAAACATTCTTTAATAATACTATTTTTCATAAATATTTAAGATATAAAAAAAATTTTTTTTTTACCATTTGTTTTCATTTCGTTTTACTTTTTGTAATTTTTTCTAATACAAAGATAATGGAAAATAATATATTTGAGCCAAATAAAGATTTTCTTTTTTCAAATATTTCTTTAGGACAACCAACAACCATTCAAGGAGGAGCATATTTTACTAAAATATTATACAAAGACAAACCGTTTTTTATAGAAACACCTAAATCTTTAAGTAAACAGGGGTTTGTAAAAAATGGAAAAAAAATGTTTTGCGATTTGATGTTTGACAATACCAATGAAGAATTTATCAACTGGGTTGAAAATTTAGAAACAAAATGCCAACAATTGATTCACGACCGGGGTGATGAATGGTTTCAAAATAAATTAGAAATGAATGATATCGAGACAGCATTCACATCTACTCTTCGTATATACAAGTCTGGAAAATATTACCTCATGCGAGTAAATGTCAAAATGAATTACAATACAAACATTCCTTTAGTAAAAATATACAATGAAAGCGAGGTGCCATTAAATATAGACGATATTAAGAGTGATACCAATATCATTTCCATTATTGAAATACAGGGGATTAAGTTCACCAGTCGTAATTTTCAAATCGAATTGGAAATGAAACAGGCAATGGTATTGAATACTTATGAAATGTTTGAAAGTTGTTTGATTAAAAGGAATACCAGTGGGAAACCTTTGATTGAAACAAAGACAAACAATTTAGAAGAAAATCAGGTTCTTTACAAATCAAATATTGTTGTTCCGGTGCTTGTTGACCAAAAAATAGAAGAAAAACCGAATGATACTAACCAATCTGTCTTTTTTTCCAAAAATAAAAGTGGTGAGGATTCTTTAGAAGAATTCACACTGGATACCGAAAATGAAAGTTTAGAAGAAAATGAAACGAATGAAATAATGAATCAAGATATTCAAAGTGATAATGACAAATATTCAAAAAATGACATTAAAGAAGATGAGGTTCATTTAATAATAAAAGATGAAATAGATTTAGAAAAAGAAGATATGCAAATGGAAAATGTAAATAATAAAAATATTCAATCAAATATGGATGATAAAAAAGAAACGACTCAGCGTGAAAATATAATTCACGATATAAATATCAACACTCTTACTGATATAGACAATGGGGAATTAAAAGAAATGAATGATATAAATTTCAACATAGATACTTTAGAACCAATGAAACTTAAAAAACCAAACGAGTTTTATTATGAAATATATAAAAAGGCAAAAGAAAAGGCGAAACAGGCAAAAAAAGAAATGATGATTGCGTATTTAGAAGCAAAGAATATTAAGAAAACTTATATGTTGGATGATTTAGAAGATAGTGATAGTGACAATAGTTTAGAAAGTGATTTAGATTTTAATTTAGAAAATGAATATGAATATTTAAATAATGAAAATTAAAAGAATAATTAAGGACAATTCATGATTTACAAAATTTTAATTCAACTAATTAAACTGTATTTAAAAAAATATTTTATCATTAATTTTATATAATGAAGAATCCTTTTTCTCTTTTGAACGAATTTTGGAAAAAAAATGGTGTCGGCGCTATTATCATTCTTATAGTAGTAGCATACGGTATTAGTTTATTTGCCAAGTATTTATCCAACAAATCATCTGCCGGATCTGAAAAATTTGGCGATTCGCCAAAAAAAGCGTACGGTAATGGTGGTGAACGCCCTCAACAACAACCATCCGGCCCAAAACCAGCACATGAAGGCAGTAACGAAATGTATTCATCTGTAAATGGTATTCCAACTCCATCAATTGGTGTCCCAACATCGTGCGCTCAACAAAGTATTCAAAATCCTGCGGAATTATTACCAAAGGATACCAACAGTGAGTGGGCACAATTAAATCCTTCCGGAAAAGGTGAATTAGCGAATATTAATTTATTAAAGGCTGGTTACCACATTGGTATCGATACTATTGGACAAACATTAAGAAATGCCAATTTACAAATCCGTTCTGAACCACCAAATCCACAATTATATGTTGGACCATGGAATCTTTCAACTATTGAACCAGATTTCATGAGACCACCACTTGAAATTGGTGCTACCAATATGCAATAAATTTTGAGGCGAAATTATAATTTACAAGTAGGATATTGAGAGAAGAAGAGTGATTTTCTCAATATCATATCATAAAAATAGTATTTATATAATACATATACGAATGTTTGGATTAAACAAACATAGTATTTTCTTATACATTATTATATTTTTTATTCTATTTATTTGTTTAAAAATATATAATGATTCAGATGTGTTTAATTTGAAATGTATCATTTCAGGAGTAGATGGAAATAAATATTGTGTGAGAGAAAGAGAAAAAGTAAATGATGCTGCGGACCTTTTAGCAAATGTTACAAATAAATGTAAAGAATTAGTAAAATATATGAAGGATAAGTATCCCGAAGACCCTAGAGTGAAAAAATTAGTTGAAGGTTTCAATCCAAAAAAAATAAATGAAACATTACCAACCAGTGAATTAACCGCATACAGTGAAAACAAAGGAGAGAAACTGGCGTTTTGTTTAAATCGAACAAAAAATAGTACAACATTGATTGATTTAAATACGTTAACTTTTGTTGCGTTACATGAATTATCACACATCATGACCACGTCAGTCGGTCATAAACAAGAATTTTGGCAGAATTTCAAATTTGTCTTGGAAAATGCCAAAGAAGCCGGAATCTATAAACCAATTGATTACAAGAAATCTCCTCAACAATATTGTGGCATGACTATTACAGATAACCCCTATTACGACATGTAAAAAACATATATTTTTATATTCTCTTTACCTAACCATATAAAAATAATTAAAAAAATTGAAATAAAATACTTAATCAAATTATTATTACACAAAAAACGCTATAAAAATGAGTGAAACAAACAATGAAATTATGAATACGAATACAACAGAGAATGAATCCGTCAATAATAATGATGAATATATGTTGACATTCCAAACAACCCCAAAAAATAGTAAAGAATATATTTACAATACACATCATTGGAATTGTAAACATCAACTAGATGTAAATGAATATTTAAAAACAACAAAATATGAGTTCAAAGAAGGCGGTTGGATTAAAGAAAATACATCAAAAACATCTGGTTATGAAATTTGTGTAACTGACGAATTTAAAGACGTATATAATATCATTTATTTAATTGTAATATTTGGTATGATTATTAAAGGAGGTAAGTCAAAAAACCCATTACCTCAAAGAACGTATGGCGCTGGAACAGAAGAAAACTGGACAATGAAAGGGTCGCCGTCTGATACGAATTATGTATGGTCTCAAATTTTTAGGTCATGTATAAAAAAAAACATACCCGTCAAATTTTATATATGTAAAGTACCTACCAAACAAGTTGAATATATAACGAGCGAGGGAATAACAAAGTATATAGAAATATCTCCATATGAAGAAATGGAAAAAGATTTAAACGCGCATTTAATGAAAGTCCTTGGAAAAAAACCAATCGGTGAAGGTGATTTACTTAGTCAATATAAACAATAAAAATATGTAATTTATTTTATAAATTAGCACAAATATATTCGATTTCTTCTTTTGTAATATTGAAATAATCGTAAATTTCTTGATAATTTCCAGAATATTCCATCTTTGGAATAGGAAAACTTTGTAATATTCTTATATTATTAAAATTACCCCAGCGACAAATATTATTTATAAATACATACAACGGGTGTTGTAATATTTGTAAATATTTTTTTGCCTCTTCTTCATTACTACATAATATAAATACAATAGATTGTGTCATTCCACAATTATCAATAAATACACTATACTTATCAGTTGTTGATATAAATACTTTATATCCTTCTTGAAATTTATGTGGTCGCGATGAATAAACAGTTTGACTTGGTGTATGAATTAATTTGTATTTAAACTCATCTGTCTTTTCATCACAAATAAATTCTGCCTTGGTGTATTTATGTAAATCACTGCTGGTTTTAACATCAAATTTAGGAAGTGATGTGTTATCAATCGTTTTTGATAATATATTTTGAACGATTTGATTATATAATAATGGAATATATTTGCGTTTTTTTGATATCACCGAACTCGTGTATTCTTTTTTTTTCCATATTCCAGAAACATGAATGTTTTTATAAAAAGGACAATTTTGGATTATGTACCAAGTAAAACTAGACCCAATTTTTTTAAAATATTTTTTTGCGGTGTGTATATCTAAATGAATAATCTGTAAAGATGTAATTATTTCTATTAAGACATTTCTATCAGCATAAGACATCCAATTGTCAGGTGTAATGAACAATAAATAACCATTTGGTTTTAATTGTGATAATGCCTTTTCGATAAAATCTTTAATTAAATTATGATTTTTTGAGGCTCTTTTACCATTTTCTAATAATTTGGCATAAGGTGGATTCGCTACAATTAAATCATATTTTTTAGGATTATCAAATGTAATAAAATCATGGTTTGTTATTTTTAAATGATACTTTTCACCGCAAAATACGTTACGCACATTTTCTAATCTACTTTCATTTATATCATTAAATTCTAATATTTCTTCTAATATACTTTGTTTATCATGATGTTTTAATAATTCAAATAGAATTGGTACACTAAAATTACCATTCCCACAACAAGGGTCCAATATAGATAACTCTGGTTTTTTCCATAATTCATCGGGAATTTTACCTATCATTTCAGCGACACAATCAATTGGTGTTGGTTCGTCGTTACTTGATTTATACGTGGTTTTGTCAGTATTTAATGTTTCATCATAATATTTTTTGATTTCATCAAAACTTGACAAATCGATATTTATTACCGTTTTTGTTGTAGGTTGAATTACAAGAGTAACATCCGTTGGTGTTGTTGATGATGCGGATGAAACATTTAATTTTGTTAACTTTTCTTCTACGGATTTGTCTATATATTCTTTTATTTTACTCTCAGTAACACACGGGGATTTTCTTTTTTGATGTTGAGTATAGTGAGATTTACTATTAAACTCTTTACCACATTTTTCGCAACTAATTTTAGTCATATTTAGTGTTTTTACTATAATACACTATCTTATTCCTAAATCAATTTTTATTATAATAAATATTTCTAACTATTTCTAACTATTTTTAGTTCAAGATAAATATTGTAATCATTTTGAATTACAATATATATTATTTTACGTTTTATCCACGAGCACTTCTTTGGCGACGGTTCGAATAATTTTGTTATAATTCTTTTGTGCTTTTTCCTTGTCTGTTTCGCCCAAGCTCTGGTCTATCAACTTGGTATATAAATCACTTTTTTTATGATTTGGGTCCTTGTATTCCGGGTTGGCTTTCGCCCAAAGAGACATCTGCTTGATATTCTTGTGTTCAATTGCTTTAATGGCTTTTATCATTTGCTGATTATCATCATCTTTATGCCAAGCATCGTTGTTTTTAATATGAATCACCTCCCTCTTTAAATCACTACAGTGAATCGGTCTTTTGCTTATGTCCAATTTATTTAATCCCTTGACTAAAATATTACTAATACCGCCACAATAACCAAGAGGACCAAAATTTTCAAAATCGGTTAGGGTTAAAATCAGCGATTCCAAGAAATCACTTAAATTCAACGCATCTTTACATGTCTCGTTCAAGAATACATTCAAGTTGAATTTGTTATTTGTTGTGTTGTTGATAATGTTATTGTTTGTAGTATTCCCCATATTATCCTTCATCAGTTCAATGATTTGTTTTTGAAACTCTTGGTTTTGTTTCAGTAACTCAACAATCGTAGTTTTCATGTCTATTTCTAATTCATTACTGGTCACTTCATCTTCTATTTGTAATTCTATGTCAGGTTTTTTTTCTGGTTCCTTTTTTTCAGTAATTTGCTCTGTATTATTTTTATTGCATTTATTTTTATGTCTTGATAATCCAGATTGATATTTATAAATATTGCCACAGTTACAACTAAAGAGGGGTGTTTTTGGCATTTTTTGCGTTAAATCGTTATCATTTTTTATCATTTTGTTATCATTTTCAGCATTTATGTGTTTCAGTGTATTATTATGTATTACAAAATTTGAGTATTTAGAGCATTTAAAGTCACACAATTCGCAATAATAATTTTGGCATTTTTTGGCATTTTTTGGCATTTTTTCTTTATCCATTTTTATCATAGTATGATAAAAAAAAAATGCCTAAATCCTTTTCCTTGAAAAATATAAAATTTATGCTCACAAAATTATGCTCTCGTTGAAAAAACCACTAAAAATCCGGGAGAGCTTTATGCTATAAAATGGCCAAAAAACCCCTTTTTTTCATCAAAATACTGGCATTTTTGAAAAATGGACATACCAAAAATGTCCATTTTTACTTTTTCTGATTTTCTTTTGTTGAAATTTGAAAATTTATAAATATGGTTTCTTCGAAAAATATAGATATTTTTATATATTTTTTTATATATTTTTATCGTAGATTTTTGTAATGTATATTTTGAATATATATAAATATTATTCGACAATAAATATAATTACATGTTTTCATTATTAATTATATTATTCTTATGCGGTATAATGCATGTCACAAGTCTCAATTATCTCACAAGTAGCCAATGGATGAGTATACAATATATTTTAAAACATCCAAAAAGCACAAGTAATATGATTAATACTTGTAATGAAATTATATTTCAACACTATAAACATTATGCGTATAATATGGCATACGATTTCAAAACAACATATTATAAAAAATGCCGACATATATCTTTGAATGAAATGAAACTATACGCATCACGGGGATTATTAGATGCGATATCCATGTATAACGCGTCGATGCCCTTTTCATTTTCAAAATATGCGTCAATCTATATAAAGGGAGAATTATATTATGGGATGTCAGAAATGCATCCACTCACATTATTGCCGATATCAAAAAGAGTCAATAAAAAATGGAGAACCCAAAATCTAGTCTTGTACAAAAAAATGACCAACACAAAATTTATGAGTAATTATGATTATTATGATGGATTGTATGTAAGCACTCATAAAGATAGTTATATACTCGCGAATAAAGACAATGAATTGCTCGAATTATGGAATATAATCAATGACTTGGATGAAGAATACAAAAAAATAATGAAATATAAATATAATTTTTATTTTCAAAACATAAGGTCAAATAAAGAAGTTGGTGATTTACTTGGATATTCTAGTGAAACAATTCGAAAAAAAATAAATAAAATAAAAAACCATGTCTATCATGAAAATAAGAATAATAATTAGTCGTTTTATATAAATAAAAAATACTTTATTTATATATATAATAGAATGGCAACACCAAAACAAAATTCCATATACAAGGTAAATATATTAAATATTGAAAACAAGGTAGAATCCATCCATGTATTTTACGGAAATGTATATAAAAATAATGTAAATCTAGAAGAATTATTCAAAAAAGACCCAAAAAACGAGTTATTTTTCGACAATTCATCTTATATTTTCAATGATGATGAGTTGCGAAAAATAATGGTCGACAAAATACCTGTATATTTTTCATTTCAACAATTACACACGGATGATAATATCTTATCTATAAAAATAAAAGTAACAGATGAACTAAACACGTCCCATGAAAAATACAAAAAATCACCTATTTCTCTCAGCGAACTCTATTTATTTGGGCTTATTGAAACCACATTAAATCCAACCAATATATATTCGGCATTAACCGAAAAAAAACAAGAAATTACTAAACAGACATTGGATTTGGTATTGTTAAATATTGTCGATAATAGTGAATTCGATATACCCAAGAAATCCTCTTATACATATGATGACATACTTTCTCTCGATTTAACCGAACAGACCTTTTTAATAACTAGAAATTTAGGACAATCACACTTACTTATTGCGGATGAATATCCTTATATAGGTAATCCATTTTTGGTCAAATCATACAATGACACGATAGAAAAACAGGTGAGAAAATCAATGTTGTCTTTAAATACTCTTTTATTAATGAATACTGGCGTAATATACAATAACAACATTTATGTTTGCTCGGCAACTGACGTATTGGAATATAATAAATTACTCGATTTAAACCAGGAAACCGCTATTAAGATATATTATCCAAACCTACTTAAAGACGATATTGTTTCTCTCGACACATTAAATTCAAAAAGGGAAATGTTGATAGATAAATCAAAAGATTTATTTGATGATGATGTATTTGATAATTTTAAAAACGTGGATATGTTTTATGATATATACAAAGAACGAACTCAAGAATTGAACTATAAAACAGCAGGGATTCATTATATAAAAGTCATGGTGAAACCAACCTATGATATAAAAATCCGTTTGGATGTCATATTTAAACTGGTACATGCGGATATTATGAAACCGTTGATAAAATTTAATCCCTCTGTAAAACAAGAAAATATTTACCGCTTGTATACGGATAGTATTAGCATAGACGGACGAAAAATCCCGTATTTATCAAGGGCAACTATTTTTAAATTAATAAAAAGTATCGGGAAAACCAAATCAGTCACGGTATACATTGAATATAAAATATCTAAAAAACAACACGTTATGTTGTGCGAATTTGACGAATATGGAAATGTTTTTATAGAGGGCGAGTTTGAAAAAGCAACAACTATGGCAGATATTGAATCATTGATTAAAAAAATGGTAAACCCTATTATTGATGATGTGAAAACGTATATTGAAAAAAGCGGATACAGTATTAATTATTTTGAGGGGTTTACTGATAAGAATGTGGAAATCAAACATCTCAATTATGAAACCACAATTGAAATAGAGCGTTCTATTAATTTGGATAAATTAAAAGCGTGTCTTTCAAGTATTTTTGTAGTGGAATCATCCAATTTAAAAACCGGTATTGAAATGCGGTTTAAAAGAGTATCCAATTTTAGTAAAACCAATAGTCAAGAAGCATTTATTATTGAAAAACAAAAACAAAAATATACGCTTCTTGAAATTATCGAAGGTTTGATGGAAAATTATAAAATGACTGAAAATGACGCAAAAGAACTGTTACAAAAAGTGGCGAATGAATTGGAGGTTGTAAAGGGTGTTCGAAAATCAGAAATAGAAATTAAAATCAATCCTGGGTTTAAAACAAGAATCGAATTAAACAAAAACACTGGTGTCATTACTATTTCAGTAGATGGTATTAATAATAATGAATATTTAACTAATATTCCAATATACTTGGACACATTGATTCGATTAACTCAAGATATGAAATCAACCAATTATCCGGTAAAACAAATTAAAAATAATTGTAGTGGCGGCGAGTTGAAAACTGAAATTATTCTAAAAGATTTTGAAAAAGAAGAAATCGACCAACAAAAAATGTTTGAACAAAAAATGTTTGATTTAAGTTCAGCCAGTTCAAAATCATCATCCGCGTCTATTAAAGACGCTGATTATAAATCATATATAAGAGCATTTAATGAAGAAGAAGATGAAGAATATAATCAAGAAAAAAAGGAACGTAATAAAACCGCGTTTGATTTATTTTATGGGGATAGTAGTGAATCCGGAGATGAAGAAGAAAAAATTTCAGGAGGCAAAAGTAGCTCAAAGAGTAGTTCTAATTCTAATTCTGAAACATTTAAAGAAGGCGAAATTTTAGATTTTGATATACCCGAGGATGAACCAGTCGAAAAGAATAAAATTGTCATTGGACAACCACTTTATCCGGGTGTTGACGACGATGATATCGAAGATATTGAAAAAAATGTAATTGAGTTAGATGGAATGAGTTTAAAAAACCCCAATGTATTTGAACAAAAATTACAACAATATGACCCTACATTGTTTTTAACAAAAAAACAGGGGAAATTTAAACCATATTCGAGAACATGTGCGTCTAATTTAAGAAAACAACCTGTATTACTTACCAAGGAAGAATTTGAAAAAATAAAAAAAAATAAACCAGGATTTTTAAAACCCGAAGATGTTTTAAAATATGGCAGTGACCCAAAAAAGCCAAATTATTACATTTGTCCTCGTTATTGGTGCTTGAAAACAAATACACCTATTGACCCGGCCGAACTTAAGGAGGTCCGCAATGAAAGAGGAGAAATCGTAAAAAAACATCCAACGTGCGGAGAGGTTATTCCAAGAGATGCCAAAGCAGTACCTAAAGGAGCATATATATATGAATTTTTTGACCCACAAGAGCATGGCACACAAGATAAATATATACAACATTACCCTGGTTTCATGAAGGAGGGATTACACCCAGACGATTTATGTATTCCTTGTTGTTTTAAGAAATGGAATACAAAAGAACACATTGGTAAAAAAGCAAAATGTGAGCAACAAATGGAAGCGGACGTAGAACCTGTTTTGAAAGAAAGTGTCCTAGATTATGATACTGAAGCGGAAGATAGCGAGAATGAAGAAGACACAAAAAACGAGGTGAAAAACATGGGAATTACGCAAAACCCCCAACAAATCCCAAGTCATAGTGAAAGTCAAGTATCTGACGAACAAATTGTAAAACGCGCTCCTGGAAAAGAAAAAGAAGATTTTTATATTAAAGGGCAAGAAAAAGTTCCATTGGACGCTGGGCGTTGGGGATATTTACCAATAAGTATTCAACATTTTTTACATGAGGATAATTCAAAATGTCAAAATCAAAATAAACAAAATGTCCGCTATATCCATAGTTGTTTATTAAGACATGGTGTTGAATTCAGCGAAACTCAGTCATTCATTGCTTGTATTGCGGACATTATGTTTTATATCGATTCAAAAAATATACCAAGCATTAAACAAATGAAGGAACTTATTCTTTCATCTTTGTCAATCGACGATTTTTTGACCTATCAAAACGGCAATTTATATATTGATTTTGATATTGAACCATTCAATATTAGTGAGGAATTAGTTGAAAAATATATGAATTCAAAAATTTATCAAGCTACCAAACATAATTTAGATTTTTTTTACAAAATAGTATCCTCTTTTGAAAATTTTAAAGCATTTTTAATGGATAATACTGTAAATATTGATTACACTTATTTGTGGGATATTATTTGTAGACCGAATCCTACCCTGTTTTCCGCGGGAATAAATTTAATCATATTAGAGGTAGACACAAATGATGTGACTGATTCGGTTAATTTGATTTGCCCAACAAATCATTATTCGAGTGAAATATTTGACCACCGAAAGTATACTTATTTAATTGTAAAAAGTGGAAATTATTATGAACCGATTTATTCGTATAAAAATGTAAATAAGAAATTAACCATTATTAAAAAATTCAGTGAATTGAACCCAGAATTACCAGCAAATATCCGCAATTTATTTAAGAAAATAATTAAACCATATATTCATACAATGTGTAAGCCTTTGAATAGTATGCCGTTACAATATAAATTTTCAAGGGCAAATTTACTGAATAATGTAATCACAAATTTACAAAAAATAAAATATACTATTGTAAAACAAATTATTAATTTTGAAGGCAAAGTGATTGGCGTAATTGCGTCAAATGAAACGTCTCGTGGTTTTATTCCATGTTATCCATCATCGATTAATAATAATTATGATTTCATTTTGGTGAGTAAAGATATTTTCACCGATTACAAAAATACAATTCGTTTTTTGAGAGAAGTGTACAAATCAAGTAAAAAGGTCATTTTGTGTAATCCACTGTATAAAGTAGTTGATAAAAATAAATTAGTTGTTGGAATATTAACTGAAACAAATAATTTTGTTGGTTTAATTCAATATGTAAATGTAAATGATACAAATGATGATTCTTTGATTCTTATTGAAGGAAGTGACCTTTATAAAATAGACAATAAAATAATATTAAATGATAAAATCGACGAAGAACGAATTGAAACTATACAAAGAATTAAAATGGAGACAAACCTTTATAATTCATTTAGAAATACAATTCGAATCTTGTTGAATGATTTTAAAAATATCAAACAAAGAGAGAAAATAGAAAAAGAAGCGAATTCACCATATGCGTTATATAATGAACAGTTGGATAATATTTCTCAACAATTGAGAAAACTGGTTGACGATAAAGTATTGTTTACCGAAGATTATGATATTGGAAAAATAAATAAAAATTCAAACATATCCGCTTGTATGATGAATGCTGCGAATAAATGTTTATTAAAAAATTCATGTAAATTAAACAGTCAAAACAATATGTGTGAATTGGTGATTCCCAAATATAATTTAATAAACAAGTCAAACAATAATGAAGAATATTATTATGATAAAATGGCAGATGAAATTATTCGTTATAATAGAATCAAATCATTCATGTTTGAACCGCAAACATATTTATCATTTAACAATTTGGGATATAATTTAACAGACAATGAGGTGGTCATGATACAATCTTTATTAACCAGTGAATACTTTGATACCCTAGTTCCAGCTGTATTGAACAAGTATGTAAAATATAATAATTATGATACAGTTGAACCTCAAATAACCCAAGTATATGATAACCGGATTCAAACGAATGATACAAATATAAATATAGATGCGGATAATGAATTGGTAGAATATGTGCCCAAAATGAAGGACAAAATAACGTCGGGGGTGTGGAAAAAGTCATTTCCTTCATCATATAGTGAGTTGAGTTATGATAACGGATTTTATTTATTGATAGATATCATTAAAAAGGCGACATCACAAAATTTGACAATGAATCAAATCAGGCTTGATTTATTACATGAATATGCATCATATTTTAAACAAAACGGTGATTATGAAAACAAAATATTAGACGTTTTGGCTTTGGAAGGAAAAAAAATACTTGTACAACAGGTGCGTGAGAAATTAATTACCTTTACGAATTTTATTTATAATGGCGACTATTTCATTTCGAATCTAGATGTTTGTTTGATTTTACAAAAATATAAAATCCCTTCGTTTTTTATTTCTACGAAACCAATATGTCAAAATAAATATACTAATAATGCGTATGTAATATATGGTGAAACAAACGAAAAGTTTTGTTTCATCGTAACATCGCCATTGACACGCGGTGAAAAGACATCGACATATAAATTAGTTCAAAATGACCAGCGCAAAATATTTATTGAAAAAAGTGTTCTTCGTGGTGAGGGACTCGACAATGTAGATGAGGCACTTGACAACAAACAATCCATGAGCGAGTTTTTGAATATATTTACTAAAAAAGAGTATTCTTTGAAAAACAAGGGCGCAGAAAAACCAAAGGTCAAATTAGTGATTGAAGAAGATAGTGATAATGAGATTGAGGCGTAACTTTTTTTATAAATTTTATATACAATTTTATATACAATTTATAAAAATAATATAGATTTATAATATAAATATGTCTTTTTTTGATGAACACTTAAAAAGAAATAATCCTGCTTTACAACAATTAGACAAATCTAAGAAACTTTCTTTAAAAAGTTCAAGTTATGTTAATTGGCAAACCGGAATAGACAGTCCTGGTGGTATGGTTGTAAATGGTGACTATATGTATGTTGCCGACTACAATAACGGAAATATTTGTAAAATCACAATTTCAACTGGAAGTGTCAACAATACTTGGGTTACTGGATTATATGGACCATTTGGTTTAGTAATAAATGGTTTATATTTATATGTATCAAATCAGGGACCTTTTGGTTCGGGTAGTACAATTAGTAAAATAACTTTATCAGATGGTACTTTAGTTTTAGACTGGGCAACTGGATTATATTATGGACCAGCTGGTTTAGCAGTATATGGTTCATATTTATACGTAGCATTTTTAGGACCTGCGGGTTCACCAGAAACTAGAATTGGTAAAATCAATTTAACCGATGGTTCTATTGTAAACTCAGACTGGATAACTGGACTTGCTGGTCCACTTTTTTTATTAGTAGATGGTTCATATATGTATGTATCTAATTTTTTAGGAAATACAATAAGTAAAATAAATATATTAACTAGTTCAATTGTAGATTTAAATTGGGCAGCGATTGATTTGTTTGGTCCAGCTGATTTGACAATTAAAGGTTCATATATGTATGTAGCAAATTACGGGAGTGGGACAATTAGTAAATTAAATTTTACAAATGGTTCAAATATCGAACCTTATTGGTTTGTTGGACCTGAAATATATCCATTAGGTTTAGTTATTATAGGTAATTATTTATACGCATCATGTATAAGTGATTCACTCATTATACGTATTAATTTAACACCAACACCTGTATCAAATATTTGTTTTCCAGCAAATACACCTATTGAAACTGACCAAGGAATTATCGCAATAGATAAAATTATTCCAAATAAATACACAATAAATAAGAAACCAATTGTAGATATCACACAAACAATTACTAACGACAACTATTTAATTTGTTTTGAAAAAAATGCGTTAGGTTTAAATCACCCAACAGAAAAAACAGTTATGAGTAAACATCATAAGGTATATTACAAAGGAAAAATGATTGAGGCATATAAATTTTTTGGACATTTTGAGAATGTTTCCAAAATAAATTATAATGGTGAAATTCTTTATAATGTCTTAATGCACGAATATACAAAAATAAATGTAAATAATATGCTTTGTGAAACATTACATCCTGATAATATTATTGCGAAATTATATACCCGTAAATGTAAATATTCTGAAGAAATTAAAGAAAAAATCATCGTTTTATTGAAACAATGTATAAAAAAGAACGATTATGTCAGTTACAACAAAATAGTTAAAAATCTAAAATAATAATTTATTTCAACGCATTTATTTTTACTTGTTTCAAGTAAACATAAATATATTACTTACTAAAATATTCCATTGTCCTTTGAATACCCGTTTCTAACTCAATTACCGGTTTAAATCCTAATTTTTCCCACGCCAATCGAATATCTGGTTTTCTTTGTTTTGGGTCATTTTCTGTTGATGGTAAATAATCCACTTTTAATTCTGTTCCACTCACTTTCTCAAAAATCTTTACCAATTCATTCAATGTAAATTCACAATTTGGATTACCTAGATTCACTGGTCCGTATTCATCGCTTGCCATCATGGAAATCAACCCCTCAATCAGGTCATCTACATAACAAAAACTACGGGTTTGGTATCCGTCACCATATATTTTGAGACTTTCATTCTTCATGATTTGATTAATAAAATTCGTAATGACACGTCCATCATTTAAATCCATATATGGTCCGTACGTGTTGAACAAACGAACGATTTTCACATTCATGTCAAACTTTTTACGATATTCATAGAGTAATGTCTCTGCTACGCGCTTTCCCTCATCGTAACAACTTCTTTCTCCAACAGTATTTACATTCCCGTAATATGTCTCTGGTTGTGGATGAACTAATGGGTCTCCGTAAACTTCAGATGTAGATGTAAATAACACCTTTGCTCCGTGTTTTTTTGCCAAATCCAAGATATTTTTAGTTCCTACAAAAGAAGTCATTAATGTTTCAATAGAATTTGCCTTGTATTTGTCTGGACTGGCAATACACGCCAAATGATAAATCTGGTCAACTTTGGGTAAGAATATTTTATTTGTAATATCAAAATTAACAAATTTGAAATTTGGGTTTCCAACAAATTCCTCAATATTACTGATTTTACCAGTAATTAAATTATCCATACAAATCACCTTGTTCAAAGGATTTTCCAATAGTCTCTTACAAATATGACGACCTAAAAACCCGGCACCCCCTGTGACCAATATATAAGATGACGCATTATCTTTTACATTTGTGCGATTTATATCATGTAACCAATCCCTCTCAGGTCTATCATAATTTTCATTTCTATCTAAATTCGCCTGTAATATATAAGAAGGAATACCGTTTTGAATCAGTTGACTATACATTGAATTCGTATCTTTTGGAAAACATGTTCCACCGTATCCTCTTTTATAATTATATCCGGGACAAGTCATGTGACTGTCGCCAATACGGTCATCTAATTTGACATAATTGATGACACTATTGTAATTAATACCTAATTTATCCGCCAAATCATAAATCTCATTAAAATATCCTACTTTGGTTGATAAAAATGTGTTTCTTATTAATTTATTCATTTCCATTTCTTTATTGGTTCCAAATTGAATATCATCATATTTTATACTTTTGTGTGTATACGCATTACCAATTAGTTTTCGTATATGTAAACGAAATTGCATTTCTATGTCAAAATTACAATTTTCATAAATTCCAAACAACCAATGCTTGTTGTTGATAAAATCCTCCTTCCAGTTTTGCTCTGTTAAAAATTCAGGCATAAAAAATACTTTATGTGAATCGCAATACCCGATTGGAACAGTCGAACGAATAATAATATAGTCATGCTTCAAACGTTTCACATATGTATCAATTAAATTTGTATAACACGAACCATCAATATTTGTTGGTGTAGGCAATGAAATGAATACCAAGTCTACAATTTTTACGGTTTCATCCAAATCTAGATTCGGTGGTGAACACAATTCTGGAACACAATCATAGATGAAAAATTCAACGTCCGCATTTTTTAATAAATATGTAGCTTTTCCAACAAAGCCAAAACCGATAAGTAAAACCTTCATATAATTTATAATAATGCTTTTTGTTTATATTTGTTTTATTATAAATTATTATAATTCATCGTCGCTATTTGTACCATCGGTATCATTATCCATGATAAATTCACTCGCATTTTCAATAATTTCATCATCATCTTCATCCTGTTCATCCTCATCATGTTCATCTTCCTCATTATTACCACTTGCGACACCGTGAAACCGAATATACTCTACCGCATTATGTAATGATGTACTCGTATTATTACGAATGGTCGAGCGAATAGAATCATCTGTATCAAATTCTCCATTGTATCCAAACATTTCGTCATGGTCAATATTAGGAAGTTTTTTGAATACACTTTTATCATACTTTTTATAAAAATTCATGTGGTTTTCATCATAATTATCAACCAACAATTTGTTATTTTTATCCAGTTTAAATAGTTTTCTCCCAAAATATGGATTATATCTTATAAATAAATCAAACTTTTTTATCAAAATTTCATATGAATTTGTTATTTTTTCAGTTCCAACAACATAATATTTTGATAAGTAATACAAATGTAAATAGGGTCGCATGATTTCCACCAATTTGTTTTTAGGGAAGTTTTTATGAATACACAATATTTTATATTTTGGATTATTCGATTTTAAGGTTTCAATCATGGAAACAACCGTATTATATAATATATTTGGACTTGTTGAATAGACGTATCTTTTGATTGATTCTTCTCTTATTATTTGTTCATTGTCTTCCCTGAATATTTCAAGATCAAAATCCACATTGAAAAACTGTTGATACAAAACTGGCATCGCAAAGGGACGACTTTTCATGAAAAAATAAATATTATATAAAGTAGCGTGGTCAAATACTATATTGTTATATGGATTTTTTGGTACCAATGGCTCACTGAAAAATAAATACGAATTTGATAAATTATTATTCATTATATTCACCAAATCACTTGCCGAAAATAAATATTTACAATTGTTTTGGAATAATACAAAGACATTCGCGCTTTTTTCATCCAATTCATTCATATATAAGTCACTCGATATTTGAACCACAGCTTTTTTGTATTTATACAATCTAGAAAAACGCATAAATGCCAAATGGATTTTTTGAATTTTTGAAAAATAGGAAAAATACAAATCTTTTGTTTCTTCGTTATAAAACATGTTTTCCAATACACTTGTTAAAAAAGTGAATTTATATTTAACAAAACTTTTATAATCGAATTCTTTTTCCAATAAAAACTGATACATATTTATTACATAACTATATAGTTCAATATGAATAATTTGTTGTATTATATTCAATGTTTCTAGACTATACACTTGGCGTAATAATTCACAAAATAACGATGGATAATTTTCTCTTTTAGTATTTTTATCAATATTTATAAATGATTTATTTGATACGCATTTATTTATAAATGAACAATAAGAACGCATGTATTAAATAAAATCAAAATAATTATATATTATTAAAATTATATTTCTAATACATTTATATTATTAATATTTGTATATAGATGAAAACAATACTAAAAAAACCAAAAAACAAGAACAAATGTTGTGACACAGAAAAATGCTGTTCTAACATTGAATGGTCGTTTGGTTATCTTATAGGCGAAACCATTTCTTGTTTTGTAGATTTATGTATTCATTTTGTAAATAATGCGAATAAAGGTTTTCAATCACGCAGTAAACCGAATAATACTACACGACGACCATCATCGTTATAATTTTACAGTAAAAAATAATAAAAATACAGAGATTTTTATTATTTATATATTTTTATTTCATTTAACCTAGAACCTAAAATCCTGGATTATAATCATCATCACCACCTAAATCACTTGCTTTAATATTGACTACATTATTTTCAATCACCAATTTATTTTTACTACATTTATCATCTTCATCCTCCATACCACCAAAGACATCGTCTATCATTTTGTTGGTATCTTCTTGTTCATATTCAATCGTATTTTCCAATTTACGCATTTCATCCAAATCAAGTACGACCTGGAATGCGTTGGTGCCATATAATCCTTCTTGACCACACATTACATTTGCCGATACACCGCGCATGATATCCAATTCCGCGTGTCTTGCCGCTTTCAAGAATTGTTCAGGAGTTTCCTCAAAAGACGCCTTGGCAATTGGACCAATGTTGTCATTGTTAATACCGTGTCTAAATATCGAAATCATCTTGTTGGTAAATGTCATTCTATCGCACAACATTGCCATGTGATGATAATTAATATATGTACCATCAAATTCAATCACTTCTGCCAATTCATTGTAAATGGTTTGTCGCGCAGCCTCAATACCAAAGATTTCGTATATTTCAACAATATCATTACTAAAGGTACGTTTCGCATCGATATAATCAAGAGCCAATACATCCAAGATATTTGTTCCAATCGTATCCAACACCCATATATCTTGTTTCTTGTATACACCCGATGTTTCCACCAAATTATCCTTTATCTTACGAAGAATTACCTTGTTGATATTTTTAACACCGCGAATTACTATATTGTGTAAGATTTGGTCTTGGAAATTCTTTAATATATAAATTTGGTCAGACTGGTCAAGCGGATTGACTTTGATTTTATTTTGTCCAATAGGTGTTACACCGGTTTTTTCTGCTTTATTAACCACAGTATTCATGCGAATTCTAAACACTAATTTGTCCGCATTATAATCCGAATATACACAAGAAACCTCATCACCATAACTGTTTTTCAAGGTGAAATTCACGTCATCCATGGTAATATTTTTCTCCAACATAATTTCCGAATCCATTTCCATTCGTAAAATCCATTTTGATTTTTCATTGGTTTCTGGTTCAACCGACTTTTCAATACATTCGTCCACCATTTGTTCAAATGATTGAAATTGTTCCATTGTCGTCTCATCCTCACTAATCAATGTATTTAAATCATCTGGGTCAAAACAAATATCAATTGATTTCACGATTTCTTCCATCTTGGTGTGTTCCAACATGTACATAATCGATTGCGCCTTTTCACGGTCGGTTTGTTCCTCTGGTTTCATATAAATGGTTAGTGACGGATTTTTTGGTTCAGGTGACAAGGATAATATTTCTTCTATTCTTGGCACACCACGAGTGACGTTAGATTTAGACGACACACCAGCAAAATGAAATGTGTTCAGAGTCATCTGAGTTGTAGGCTCACCAATGCTCTGCGCCGCAATCATTCCTACCATTTCACCTGGAGCAACAATTGCGCGCTTGTAATTCACCAGAATGTCTTCAAGTAATATCGTCAACGCAGCACGATTAAATCGTTTCACTACCAATAATTCCTTGGGTGATAGATTGAAATAATACAGCGTCTTGAATAAAAGGGTTGGTGGTGCGCAACGGATTTTTTCCAATTTTGAATAAGTGTTTTCAATCATTTCAAAGGCTTCCAAGGGTGTAATATCAACAATCGAGTTCGCATTGATTTGCTGTTGTCCTTGAACATTATTGATTAAATGTACAAATGCCACCGGAGTACTTACTACACTGTCGCCCTTATTTTTGAATATTTTCTGGATGATTTCGTCGCGTTGTTCAATCATGAAATCGGTGTAAAACTTACATTTTTCCTGGGTTTCTTTCATTTGTTTCTTATAACGGGTCATTACATTTTTCAAAAAGAATGACGACAATGTTTTCATTTTGTCTTTGTCCTCGGGAATATTAAAGTGAGCATAAATATCTTGAATACTCATATTCACCAAAGGTATTCCTTGATTTTCAACCTTTACGGGGTCAATGTTATCATCACCATAAGAGAATTGGACTACTTTACCTTTATTTGTGCGAACCGTCATGTCATAGTTTACCATGAGGTCTTCCAAACCTTTGATAAGTCTTCTTTGAATATACCCTGTCGTGGACGTCTTGACCGCAGTGTCAATTAAACCAACACGACCACCCATGGCGTGAAAGAACAATTCTTGTGGCGATAAACCATTAATATAAGAACTTTCAACAAAACCACGAGCACTTGGGGTGTCGTCGTATTTCGTGTAATGCGGTAATGTTCTGTGTTCGAAACCATAAGGAATACGTTTACCATCCACGTTTTGTTGTCCCAAACAAGAAATCATTTGAGAAATATTTAAATCACTGCCCTTGGAACCGGCATTTACCATGATGACAAAACGATTGTCTTTATCCAATGATTTTAAACCGATTTTACCAGCCTCCGAGGATGCTTGATTCAGTATATTATTGACTTGTGTCTCGAATTCTTCTTGATTCGTCTTACCTGTATTGTTTTCGAAAACACCGATTTGTGTTTGGTCAATCAAACTCTTGACATCATTCTTTTTCTCACTAATGACTTTAATAATTGCCTGATTTGTTTTTTCATCAGATATCAAGTCACTAATTCCAACACTATATGAACTAGATTTCATGTATTCGGTAATGATATTTTGTAAATCATCGATGAAATTTGCCGAGGCGAAATTACCGAAATCATTACAAATACGATGGATAAGACCCTTTGAGCCACCGCCCAAAATATCCTTTTCCATTTGACCACGAATATATTGACCGTTTCTTATTTCCAAGACATTATTCGATGTTTTCGCATCTTCTTTGTCTCCAAATAATTTGGTCTTGAAACCTAATGTCAGTGGTGGTAATATTTGGGATAATATATCAAAATTTGTAATGATATCTCCCTTGTCTAATAACGCATATTCGTTCACGCGTTGAAACATCATTAATATATTCATCGCCTCGCGCGGCGTGAACTTGATGCTTTCCCTTGTGAAACGATTTGACCCAAGCATGGAATCTTGAAAGATACCAATGATTGGTTTGTTGTTCGCAGGACTGATTATTTGATATGGCACTGCTGCCAAATGTTTCAATTCTGCGTCCGATTCCGCATCTTGCGGCATGTGAAGATTCATCTCCGTTTGAATTTTTATGAGCATATATGGTCACAAAATTAAACGTTTCCTCAAAGTTTCCTAAGAGGACGGACTATACCTTGTGCTTCATCAAGCTGGTCAAGCTATCATTTGAAACCCGTAAACATCTAGTCTCTGAGCCTCCCCCATACTCTTACCATAACGAGGTTAGGGGTTTGGTTGCTGATTATCCAATCCATTCACGTTTTTACCATTGGGTTCGTCAATTAAACGAGTTCCTCACAAATGTTTCCATTAGTGAGTGGTAGTGAAGGCTCTAAGGAATTTCCAGCAGTTTGGATACGTTGCCATTCTAATATATCTAATATAAATTTTCTTGCTCGTTGTTTTATTTCTTCTATGGACTCATATTTTCCTACAAAAGTTGTTCGCATTTTGTTAAGGGTTACTCTAACATATTCATAACCTAATGTATTATTATTTATAACATGAATATATTTATCGATATTATTACTATCAATATGTATATCTTTATATTTATCAAACCTATTATTTGAATGTATTTTTTGGACTCTCTTCATATCATCTTTTCGAATTTCAGGATTACTTTTGTATTCTTTTAATCTATGCGAAATTAATTGTTTTGTTTTTTCACTTCGTTTTAGATTAGGATTTAAACTCATATCTTGTTTTGGTTTAATTTCTTCCTCTAATACAATTTTTTTCCCGTTTTCAAAACCATTATTTCTTCCTCCACTTGTTAAATTATATCCATTTGGGTATTTTGTATCTAGCTCACTAATATATTTAATTTCATAGTAATCTAAATCAACTATGTCGCAATTAATAATTAATTCACATTTAAAATTCTCTACCCCATATTTATTAAAAGCACTATTTAAATATCTACAAGCATAATGTTTATCAATATATTTTGATTCGCTTATATGACTTTTAAATCTACCGATATATCCAAATGGTCTATATTTACCTTTATTCAAATAATGACTTCGGGTTTGTCCAACATACATCTTGTTTGTTATTAAATTTGTTATTTTATATATTTCACCCCTAATTTTATACGATTCATCTTTTTCTAATAAACTATCTATTTCCATGTTATTATATATCCGCAAGAAATATTTATATTATTTTAATATATCTAAATGACTAGGCGATTATATTGATTCAACCAATGAACCAGTAGATATTACAACGTTTTCCCTACTAAGTATTATCTACAACTTAATAGGCGGTCGCCTGTTGGGGACAAGATGAATTTTATCCCCATCGAAGTCGGCATTGTACGGTTTTGTGTCCGCAACATTCATTCTAAAAGTATCACCGCGCTTCATAATACGCGCAATGTGACACATCATTGACATACGATGTAAAGTAGGTTGTCTGTTGAATAACACTGGGTCACCATCCATCATGTGACGATGAACAATATCCCCGTTTTCCAAGACAATCGACTTTCGGTCAACATATCGTAACGTAATAGAATCTCCATTTTTCTTCTCCAAAATTTTGGCACCCGGATGAATATCTGGACCATTTTGAACAAGCTTCATTAGAAACGCTCGATTCACATTATTTACGACAACCGGTTTCGTAATATTTTTCGCGATTTTCATTGGCACACCCAATTCGCGGATGGAAATATTCGGGTCAGCAGTAATAACCGAACGCGCACTGAAATCAACGCGTTTTGCCATTAAGTTTCCCCTCATACGCCCACCTTTTCCATTCAAACGGTCCTTGATGGATTTCAAAGGTCGTCCGGAACGTTGAGCCACCGACGCAATACCAGGAATTTTGTTATCAACTTGCGTCGCAACATAATATTGTAAGACAGTCGTCCAATCATCAATAATATTTTCCGGCGCATTGTTTTGTATTTTTTCCTGTAAGGTCTTATTGGTTTTGATAATATTGACTAAAATATGACTTAAATCATCCTCACTGCGTTGTTGCGCATCGTGTTTTACCGATGGTCTTACCGCAGGTGGTGGCACCGCCATGACTTGACATATCATCCAATCAGGTCGAGACCATACTGGACTAAATCCCATAAAAGACACATCTTCGTCAGATATTCTTTTAAATATTTTCATAACCATTTCAGGGGTCAATTTAATAACCACCTCTTCTTCTTTCGTTTTCCATTCCGCGAAAATAGTTGCTAAACCTTCTTTACGAATTCGTGTTGCTTGTAAGCAGCCACAACCGTTTTCGGTATCTTCACCACATCGCTTAATTTTACTTGCTAAACTAAACACATATTTCCATCGACTATCGCCAGTTAATTTCAACGCTTGTTTGTATTTTTCTTTACTGATTAAAAGTTTGCTACACTTGAAACAAACGCAGCGTAATACTTTCAATATAGTATTTAAATATTGAATATAAAACACGGGTCGTGCTAATTCAATATGTCCAAAATAACCAGGAGTTTGCATATAGTCCAGACCATCTGTTGGACAGATGAGTCCTGGCTCTAATACACCCATACGCGGGTCAAATAATCCGCCAATAATTGGTTTATTATTGACATAAGTGTCGCGCGAGGTGATTTCTGCGACAGACCCTTTACGTATTTCCTCTGGAGACAAAATACTAAATTGAATGCCGATAATCTTGGAACTGTTTTGTGTAACTTTATTTATCTTTGTAGACGACATCTTAATATATTAATATAAATATTATTTAGATTGTTTAAAATCAATTTTATTTATTAAAATAATAGTTAAATTTATCTTTTTAAATCAAAATAATAATTATAAAAAAATTGATTTAAATTTTAGTAATACAAAAATATATAAACATTATACACAATGACCAAAGACTCAAAAGTTAAAACCGCAGCAACTACCTCTAAAAAGGATAAATCCTCAACTAAATCTAAAAAGAGAGAGGAAATCAAGCAACGTAGAAAAAACAATGAATCATCTGACAGTGAAAGTGACAGTTATATTGAAACTGAGGATGACGAGGAAGAAGATGAAATCGACATTCCAGAATATCGTAAATTTATTTCAAAAATATTTCCATCAAAATACATGGATAAAAAGGTGAAAGACACGAATAAATTAAAAAAATTATGTGACGATATTATGAAGAACGATAAGAAGAAGAAGGAAAAACAAGAACGAGATGATGATGAGGATGAGGATGAAGATGATGATGATTCCATAGAAGAAGAGGAATCCCCTAAAAAGAAATCAGCTAAGAAGAAACCTGTTAAAAAATATGGAAACAAATTAAAAAAATCATTAAAACGAGATAAGAGCAAGAAAAATCTCAAAAAGGTTGAAACCGAAAGTGAAAGCGAAAACAGTAGTGATGATTCTGAAGACGATGAAGACGACGATGATAATGAAAAATCTGGTTCAAACAAAGTTAATATTATATTCACTATTGGCGGTCATGCGGATGAAGATGAAGAAAGTATTTGGGAGGACTATGATTCGGAAGATGAAGATTATGAAGACTCAGAAACTGAGGATGAAGATGAAAGTGTTTCAACGGATTCATCAAGTGACGATGAGGATGATGATGATTATGACTCAGATGAAGACTATGTCGAAGAGGACGACGAGTCGGAAGAAGAAGAGGAAGATGTTGTTGTCAAAAAATCCAAAAAATCATCGAAAAATCATGTCTTGAAAATTAGTAATGAAAAGGAAACCGACGCGAATTCAGAAAATGAGTCAAGCGAAGATGAGGTTTTAAAACAATTAAAAGAATTACAAGGCAAAAATAAGAACAACAAGGCAATTATGGATTGTATTGAAACGTATGAAGAAAAAGTCAAAGAAAACAAAAAGAAAAAGGCAAAGAAAGAAAAGAAACAAAAGGCAAAGAATTCGCGTATATTCAAACGCGTCATTCGTGACAAAAATACGATGAATGATTTCAAGTTTTTCGAAAAGTTGGAAACCGAGGAACAAAAGAAAATCATCAAAGAGGTGCGCGAAATTAATAAAATCAGTCGTGTTGAAAAACCATACCGAATGACATTATTAGAATCCAATATACCAGCTGTATTTAAAGCATCCGCCATGAAGAAAATCGCATCACTGAGATACATGGAACCTGGAAGTGGCGAGTATTACAAAATCAAAAACTGGGTAGATACTTTTATGCGTATACCATTTGGCAAATATGAAACCCTACCAGTGAATATTAGTGATGGTGTGGAGGCATGCCACGAATTCATGGAAAAAGCACAAAAAACACTAGATAATGCCGTATATGGATTAAACGACGCAAAAATGCAAATCATGCAAATGTTAGGTCAACTTGTGACTAATCCAGAGGCAATTGGCAGTGCGATTGCGATTAAGGGACCCATGGGTACAGGCAAAACCTCTCTTGTAAAAGAAGGCATTAGTAAAATATTAAATCGTCCGTTTTCATTTATCGCACTGGGTGGTGCGACAGACAGTAGTTTCTTGGAAGGTCATTCCTATACGTATGAAGGTAGTGTTTGGGGTAAAATAGTTCAAATCATTATTGACAGCAAATGTATGAATCCAGTGATATATTTTGATGAATTGGATAAAATCAGTGATACGCCAAAAGGTGAGGAAATTGCCGGAATATTAACACATTTAACAGATACATCACAAAACTCGCAATTCCACGACAAGTATTTCTCGGAAATTGATTTTGATTTGAGTAAATGTTTGTTTATATTCAGTTATAACGACGAGTCAAAGGTAAATCCAATTTTGCGCGACCGTATGTATAAAATTCAAACCAAAGGTTATGACAAGAAGGAAAAGACGATTATTTCCACAAACTATTTACTGCCCAAAATAAGAGAACAAGTGAAATTCTCGAGCGAAGATATCGTCATACCGGATAATACAATTCATCATATTATTGAAGAATATTGTATGAAGGAAGACGGGGTGCGTAACTTGAAGCGTTGTCTAGAAATCATATATACCAAACTGAACTTGTATCGCCTGATGAAACCAGGTACAAATTTGTTTGAACAAGAAATGTCGTTAAAAGTAGAATTCCCAATGAGTGTCACCAATGATGTCGTAGATAAATTAATTAAAAAAGATAAAGATACATTGAGTAAATCGTTATATGGTTTATATGTATAATGAACCAAAACCCGTAGTATTTTAGTAATAGAATAGTCATTTATAACTTGTAATGTAAACAATATTTTTTTTGCTAAAAACTAAAAATAATATTATAATATGTTATATGCAATCTAGATTTGATTTTGTATTTTCATATTGGATTTTTGTTTGGTCTTTATTATATAATAACAAATTAGTATCCTATAATCCCAAATTTGCCTTGATAATAGCTTTAATTGCGAATATAATAAAATTATTCACTATGATTTATTATAAAAATTCGTTGATTTATATTGTTTTATTTATACTCGTTCAATTATGTATCAAAATATATCCTTTGTGGACCTTACGAAATACATCCATTGGTATTACTGAAATACTTTCATCATTTGTGGTATTTATTATTTTTAATTTTTGGTTGTGGTTAAACAATGAAAGCCTTGTTGAATTGACTAAAAAAGGGCATGAAGCAGTAAAACAAAATAAAATAAATACACCGCTTATTTATTCGATAGACAAATATATTACACGTCTTTGAATGTATACAAATAATTTAAATATAAAATATTATAAAAATTTATTATTATAATTATTATAATTATCTATAATAATAAAAGAATTATAAATGATGAATTCTGTAAGTAGTAGCGATTTGACGATTTCTACTCCATTATTGGAAAATGATGAAACAGATGCCGACATTTTACATATATACATATTACTCTCAGTATTTACAGTATCAATTATAGGTTCTATCGTATATATTTTTGTATTTACGTAAGGGTGACGCGTCGTTTCTTTAAGTAGGTTTTCATCATTTATATTTTCTTTGAATACGTCTAGTGCTTTTTCTTTTGTTACTTCGTGTTTTTCTTGTTCTTCTTGTTTTTCTACGACCTCCTTTACCAGATTTAGGAGGTGCTAAAAATTCTCCTATATTATCACTTAAACCTTTGTTTGCTTTGGTTTATAGACTGGTTTATCGACTGGTTTATCAACTGGTTTATCAACGGGTTTATCGACTGATTTATCAACTGGTTTATCAACGGGTTTATCAATGGGTTTATCAACTGGTTTATCGACTGGTTTATCAAGTGGTTTATCAAGTAGTTTTTCATCAATTTGTTTTTTTGATTTTAAAATCAAAAAAATTTGGAAAAAACATGATGTTAAACAATAACCAATAATATACCATAAACCAAATAGTAACTCATCTGGTATCAATTTAAAAAAATAATTTATTAATAACACCGAACTTATAAAAACCACAGAACCCCCCCTAATCGCCAATTTTCTATATCCAAATTCTATATTTTTACAAAAAAGTGTATCTAATATATACATGCCCAATGAATAGCACAAAATAAAAAATAAAGTATAGTAGTTAAATAATATAATTTTTAATTTTTCAAAATTATCTATAATTAAATAAAAAAATAATATAAAGAACGCAATTATACCAGAATATTCATAAGGCATTTTAAATGCTTCCGCATCTTTAATTAAAGCAACTGTATTAGGTATTATAATAATTAATAGTGGATAAATATAATTTGATGACGCATAAGTTAGTAAAATATAGTGCGCTGCCTTGAGAAACTCATTAATATATTCTTTGTTCTTATCTAAAAATAAATAATTGAATAAATTATTATCATTTATATCATCATATATTTTACAAAAAACACCAGCTAAAAATATTAAAATAGATAGTTTTATTATTTCTTTATTCATATATGTTGTTGTGTAAATATATGATAATAAAAGTTATATAGTTAAACGAATCATATGTTTATTATATTACACCACGAAAAATATTTATCCAAGAAAAACAATACACGAAAAATTAAGAAGAATTAATTATAGGAGACTTCATTTAAAATGGGCGTTCTAAATGAGAAAATGTGTAATAAATAACGAAAACTTTTTGAAAAATTATGATTACATTTTTTATTCAAACATTCACCTTCTATATTTGAAAATATGTTGTTAATATTACATGAATAATCGTGTATTAATTTAATATTATTCTTTTCGCATAAATGTTTTAAACATGTATAGTCGTATTTTGACATAATTAACTTATATATATTTTTGTATGTTTGTATGTTTGTTTTTAAATTATTTTGAAATAATAATTGTTTGTATAAAATTATTATTTGAAATTTGTGCTATTAATATTCGGAGTAAGGGACGTTATTACTTCCGCGCTCAATTAAATATGAGTATTGCTTAACCGTCATACAGGCACACCCAGTACTGTTGGAGTAAGCATTTGGGCAACATTCAGGTTTGAATTCGGTAGTCGCAAAGAAATCCAATTCGCCTTCTGGTAAAGGGACTGGTTGTTCTGGACGATTCAAGATATTTTGAACGGCTTTATCTTTTTTCAAGTCGGTGGTCTTGGTGTAAGATAGGTTAGGAGTGAACCAAGATGAGGTGTCAACTGGGACATCATTTGCTTTGGCAAATTGAGAATCCTTCATGGCAGTAAAAGGTTCTTTTCTTTTTCCATTAAATCCCTCGATAACTTTAGAAAAACTACTCTTAAAAATACTTCTACCATCAGCAGGCATTACATTATAAGTAGAGCATAGTAAATGACCCAATATTATCCAAAACAAAACAACAATCACGATTAATGTTACTAAATTAAGTTTTAATCCAGGTATAGCGATTTCCATTATTATATATAATTATAAGATAATTTTTATATATAAGATAATTTTTATTTTACTTAAAATTAAAATTCATAATACTCAAAATTCATAAGTTTTCTTTTTTGAATTAAACTTTACCAAGAGGAGCAAATGATTCTTTTTTCTCTCCAAGTGGAGCAAAATATCCTTCTTTTTTCTTAGAAAGGACAGAAGAATAAATTTTCCAAACTAACCAAACTAATAATAGTAGAACGATAACAAACCCAATTTTTTTTCCAAGAGTGATTTTCTTAGACATGTTTATAATATATGTATATATTTTTTTTAAAACCAAATATTGATTTTTCTTAATTTTCAAATAAAACACTTGTCAATCAAAGAATTATAATCCCCAATTTGATTTCCATTCAAATAAAAACTGTTTTTATCTGTCAACAAATGATATACTTTATTAGAATTACCTAAACAATCTTTATTTAAAATTTCTACTAAACCATAGACTTTTTCACCATTTTTCAAAACATCTCCTAATTTTACGCAACTCATTTTTGCGATTTTACGGTCTTTTAAATGAACGTATGTGTATTCGTCAAATCCCATATCAAATAACCTATGAATATCTTTTTTTTCTAAATCTTTTTCTTTGTATTCAGCATTTGTTGATTTCAAATATTTATTTATTACTAAATAATTTTCTTCCGTTACCTCATCCCAGTCGCTAAATACATAATCTCCTATTTTAAATTCCTTACAAGTAGTGTTTAAACAATAAATAACTGGTTCATTATAATTTTCAATAATTTTTGCGTCTGGGTGTTTACTAACAAATATCCATGAACCATCATATTTTACTCGATGTGTCCCGCTTATAATGACATCTCCCAGCTTGTACATTTTAGAATGAGATGTTAATAATTTTAATTTTGCTGTTACAATATTTTTAGTATCTCCATTACTCCATAATTCATCACCTACGTTTATATCACTTATTTTTTTCATAGTATAATCCCCCATTTTCATCAAGGTATTTTTATCGAAACATGTTCTTATTTTTGGTCTTTTTGGACCTTTGGGAATTTTTAATCCATTTGTTTTTATGTGTAATACTTGAGTTAAAAATACAAGAAAAATACCCATAGTTATAGAAATTGCACTAAAAATAGCTGTACCAGTAACTGCCATAGGCCAAAACGCGGGTATTAACCATAAACTAATAATAACCGAAACTGCTGCGACTAATACATAAATAATCAATTGGGCAACCGCGCCTAAAAATGCTTTTAATGCCAAATAAGTAGTTATACTAGTATATAAACCAGCCGTAAGAATCGCAACTACTTTTTTAATCAAGTCATTAAATGAAACAACCATTGCCCGAATTGGTACTGTAACATTTATAATACGATTCAAAATTTCACTGCTAATTTTTGATATATTTGTTCTAATATTTGACATTAATATTCTTGATGAATTTACCGATTGAATTATATTTCCAAAAATAGCACTAATTCTATATGTTACATAGGTTAATGGCTGAACAAGAAATGAAGTAATAGATAAAAATATACTTTGAATACAAAATGTAAAATTTTTTTGCGTAAATTCTGCGATACTCATGTCGTCAGGTTTGTTGATAAAACCCGCAAAAGGAATCACAGTTGGATTACACCGTTTGTTTGCCCAATCATTTTTAACGGATTCCGTGTCTTTTATTGTTTTAAAATAAAGAAAAACAATTACAGGAATTAATAAATAGATGAAAGATAAAAATATATCACTACCGTATTGTCCCATAAATCCTATATCTTTATATAAATTTTTTACTGTATTATATGAATTATTAAAAGTATCGTCAAATGTATCATTAATATTATTATCCATATATAAATCATGGATAATAATGTTTTAATTTTTATTTATAATAATTATTCAAAAATAAATTTCTATATTTTTTTACGATAAAAATACTGCCAAGTAAATAAGATATCTAATACAAGACCAGATACGCTCCAAAATAATAATAAATATTCTAAATTACTTTTATTTTCAATATTATAAAAATAAATAACTGCTAAAGCAAAAAAAGGTATTGCTAATATATCAGCAATATGAGATATATCATTTATCATTTGTTTAAAATATTCATTCATATTATTTATGAATATTTTATTTATAATAATAACAATAAAAATCACAATTTGAATAATAATCATTTATTCGTGTAATTTAATATGCGATGTCGTCATCTTCCCAATCCCAAAATACAAGTTTACCAATAGGTATGTGATGATTCGATGTAATCAAACAACTAAACCAATTACTTGAAACCTCGTTTTGTTCCACCGCACAAGGATGTTCATCAACATATATAAATTTTTGTTTTTCGTCACAGAATACCATGTGTTTTCCGGTGACATAAATATCATCGCCATCTACACCCATTTTTTCAAACTTGTATAGTTTGTTTTGGTTTTCTAGATTATTCATTTTCATGATGGATTGTATTTTTATATCATTTTCTAAAACATCTCCTAAATCCAAATCTTTCATCAATCGAATATCGCCATTTTTCAATCTTATTTTTGTTTCGGGGTGAAAACAAAGAGACCTTACCATTTTACCAGGAGGACCATTCCAGGTACTTTGAAGAGTAAGCATACTTCCAAAAATAATATACATTAAAGCGACCATAGAGCCAACTAATTTACCTGCTAAATCTTTAACTGATATCACCAATTTTTGATAAGAAACAACTATATTTATAAAAGCAGAATAAATTCCGCCAACTATACTTGATGTAAATGTACGTATATTACTTAATACAATTCTCACACCATTAAGGTCTCCAACAGTTTGGTCCGCAATTAATGATAAATTTGAGGTAACATATGTGAGGGGTTTTAATAAGTGACCAATATAATTTGTTTGTATGTTTTGTACACAATATGTAAAATCTTTTTCAATATTATCAGATAAAGGCATATACATAGGATTACAGCGATACATTGCCCAATTTGATTTTATCTCTTTTATGGATACAAATAAAAATGTTGCCATTGTAATACTGATAAATCCAATAATGACAAATAATAATTTTGCGTAATCAAAACCAGTAGACATAGTTAAATATTATGTAGATATTATTTATATATTTCAACACTAAATAATTTATTTCCCAAATTTCCTTGATTTCCTTGATTTTCTTGATTTTCTGGATTTTCGAGATTTTCTTTTACCACCCTTAGTTGGTTTTACTAAAGTAACATTGTCGTATTTACTATTTTCATTTGCTTGTAACATTGCCGAAGCATTATTAACTGTTTGTCCAGTTACAGATTGAGTCCCCGCCATTTGGTCTTCATACGGAACAGGGACAGTTGGTACGACTACTGCTGCTCCTCCTTTATATTTTATTCTCCTTATTCTTCTTTTACCCCCAACTTTTGATAATGAGCCAAGAAGTATATTATTTTGTTTACCGGCTAGATAAGCACTTTCATTAGGAGTACCCGCAATCATACCCTTTACTTGTGGAGGAGGCAATACATTATTTGTATTCCCATTTAATTCTTGTGGGGTTAAATTGTTTGACGTAGTATTTGACATATATATTATTATAATAAATTAAAATATAAAAATAAAAATATGAAAATAAATAAATGGACGACAAGGCTAGACTACAACTCCAAAAAATGATCAAGGCAAATAATGTGGAAGACCAAACAGAATTAATTCGTGAATTAAAACACAGTCATTTACTTCAAAATGATATAAATAATTTAATCATGTTAAAGGCAAAATACAGAAATAATCAAAACCAAATTCATCAAGAAGGTATGAACGAATGTGGGTTTTTATTTACATATTATACTGATATTTACAATAAAATACGAAAAGACGAGATTGATTTGAAAATCCTAAATCAATTTTTGAATATATTAAGAAGAATTGAAGATGGAGAAATCGACCAACATGAAGGTTCATTTATTATAGGTACGCTACTCAAAGAATTATATGTTGACAGTGCTTTAAGAAAGGCTGAAAAATTAAATCAAGATGAGCCAGAGGTTGTAGAACCTCGCGAGGTGATTAATATTTCATGGAAAGACTTCAAGAAAACGCTATAATTAATTAATTTGCTTTATTCTTTTTTAATTTTAAACGATTTAAAATAAATTTGTCATTCACGCGTCTTGTATTTTCACTTGGAGCGTTTTTCATGTTCGCGAACCTTGATGGGCTTAAAACAATTGGTATATTTTTTTCACTTGAACTATCACCACTACTATCACTATCACTAAAACTTAATGATGGTTTTAATTTTACAGACGACGATGATTTTTTGGATGATGACGATTTTACAGACGACGATGATTTTTTGGATGATGACGATTTTTTGGACGACGGTGAATTTTCAAAAACAAGTGGTTCATCAAGAACAAGAGTATCTGGTAATTTATTTGATGATTCTTTTTCTTTCACTTGTATTGATGGTGTAGTTGATTTTGGTTTTGATGATAATGATGATGACCCAAAATCGATTGATTTATTCAAGTCAATTTCTGTATTTATACTAGATGATTTTTTTACAGAGGATACTGATTTGCTTTTTTTGGGTGTGGATTTCTTTTCTACTTCCACAACAGAAATAAATTCAGGTGATGGTAATTTGGTAGGTTCATTTGTTTTTGAGGATGATGTTCCAAAATCGATTGGTTTTTCCATGTCAATAGGTGTTCTTTGAGACAATGGTGTTTGACGAGTTGGTATTTTAAAAGAAAACGATGATGATTTCCGTAATTTTTTACTAGATAATTTTCTAGATGATAATTTTCTAGATGACATTTTTCTAGATGACATTTTTCTGGATGACAATTTTCTAGATGACATTTTTCTAGAACTTCTTGTTTTCATTGTTTTATTCAAATGTTTAAATTTTTCGCATTCTTTTGTAATGATATTTTTTCTGCTTCCATTTGGACAACGTACACGTTTGATTTCAGACTTTTTCTGGCATTCGCCAGTTTTCCTGTTTTTACGTGAGCCATTTATACAACGGTGACTCACAATTTGCGATAATCGAATACAATCGCCTGTTTTATTATTTCTTCTTGTTCCATTTTTACAACGCATATAATAATATATATAATATACACATATTATTATTTTAGAATTCCTAATCAAATTCAAAAATAATAATAAAAACAAAAAATAAAAATGTCTAAATCCCAAACACTACCTAAAACACTACTTGGTTTCTCTCTTTGACTCTATTTTCAAAAAGGTAAAAGGGTTTAAAATTATCATAATATTACATATATAACTTGGTTTGTAAGTATGTCTACCAAATCTTATAATAAATCAAAAAATACATTAGTCATTGTAGAATCGCCAGCAAAGTGCGCAAAAATAGAATCGTTTTTAGGTTCGAATTACAAGTGCGTAGCTAGTTTTGGTCATTTGCGAAAACTGGAATCACTGGATGATATCGACCAATATTTTAATATTAAATACAAAAATGATGAAAAAAAAGAGAAACAAATAGACAAGTTGAGGAGAGAAATAGCACAAGCCCAAGAAGTAATATTGGCGACAGACGATGATCGCGAAGGCGAAGCTATTGCGTGGCACATTTGTTCTCTCTTTGACCTCCCAGTTCAAACCACAAAAAGAATAATATTTCATGAAATAACAGAATCCGCAATTCAAAATGCCATGATGAATCCTAGAACATTAGATATGAATAAAGTAAATTCACAACAAACGCGTCAGGTGCTTGATTTGATGGTCGGGTTTAAAGTTTCACCTGTTTTATGGAAATATATTTCCAGTAACGGGTTGAGTGCGGGTAGATGCCAAACGCCAGCGTTAAAAATCATTTATGATAATCACGTCGAAATCGCAAACAACCCAGGAAATAAATTATACAACACGACTGGATATTTCAGTGGCGGTATTGCGTTTGAATTAAATAAGGAATACGAGAGTGAAAGTACGGTTTGCGATTTTTTGGAAAATACCTGCGAATACAACCATGTATTTACACGCAGTGAACCTAAAAAAGTATTTAAGGAACCGCCTCAACCATTAACTACCTCGCGTATACAACAATTGGCAAGTAATGAATTACACATATCACCGAAGGAAACCATGAAACTATGCCAGACTTTGTATGAGGAAGGTTATATTACCTATATGAGAACGGATAGTAAAAAATACAGTGCCGAATTTGTTGAAAATGTAAAAACCTATATTATACAAAATTATAATGATAAAAGGTATATTCATAATGAAATTGACTCTTTAAAAAACAGCATGAAGAGAGAAAACGACGATACCCCGAGCCCTCCCCCAGAGAAAACCAAACCCAAAAAGACCAAAGGTGCGTCAAAAAAAGCCAAGGACGCCGACAACGAGGTGAAACCTCAGGAAGCACACGAGGCGATTCGACCTACTCATTTAGAAATGAGAGATTTAGGTGACGACAATGATAAAATCAAGGCAAGAGAGAAAAAAATGTATAAATTAATTTGGGAGACCACCCTAGAAAGTTGTATGGCTCCAGCGGAATATTATTCCATCACGGCAAACATTAGTGCGCCCATGGATGCCAAATACGCCCTCACCAGTGAATTACTCAATTTTTTGGGATGGAAAATCGTGGCGAACGATAAATCATTGAAAGACGAAAAGGAAAACAAGACGTATCACCGTTTGAACCAGATAAAACAGGGAAGTACAATAAAATATAACAAAATCACATGTAAATTTGTATTGAAGAATCTAAAACAACATTACACCGAGGCGAAATTAGTTCAACTATTGGAAGAAAAGGGTATTGGACGACCATCTACCTTTTCAATGATTGTTGATAAAATCCAGGACAAAGCGTATGTGAAAAAAGAGGACATACCAGGAAAGCGCGTCATATGTAAGGATTTTGAATTGGAAGACGACACCATTAGTGAAACGGAAACGACTCGTGAATTTGGGAATGAAAAAAACAAGTTAGTGATACAACAAATGGGAGTCGTGGTCATGGAGTTTTTGTATAAACATTTCAACGAATTATTTAATTATGAATACACTAGCGAAATGGAAACAATTCTGGATAAAATAAGCAAAGGTGAAAAAGTGTGGACCGATTGTTGTAACACTTGTTTAGGCGAAATTGATGGGCTCATTGGTAAATTAAAAAATGCCGAGGTCGAACATACCACTAAAAAAACCACGACAGGAAAACGCAGCGATAAATACGAAATACAAATCGATGATACACATAGTTATATTATTGGCAAATATGGTCCCGTTATTAAATGTACGGTGGATTCCAAAAAAACCATGTTTCTCCCAGTGAAAAAAGATATCGATATTTCTATACTAGAAAGCGGCGGATACAAATTACAAGACCTGGTTGACACCGCGACATGGACCGTATCGTCACAAAAAGGCATTTGTGGGATTAATACAAATGTCCTTGGAACATATGAAGACCAAGACCTCATTCTTAAAAAAGGTAAATTCGGGTTATATGTGGAGTGGGGAACCAACACCAAATCTTTGAAAGTTTTTGGAAATCGCCCCATTGAAAACATTACCTATAATGATGTAGTGAAAGTCCTGGAAGAAACGTCTCCAAACGCGTCAAGTAATACGGTTCGTAACCTTACGGAGACGATAAGTATTCGCAGAGGGAAATTCGGGGATTATATTTTTTACAAGAATGAAAAAATGTTTAAACCGGAGTTTTTCAAATTAAATGGATTTGAAGGTGATTATAAATCATGTGATAAAACCCAATTAATTGCCTGGATAAATGATACATATCATATTTATTAGTTGACGTTTGTAATTATAAAATTTTAAAATTATATAATATTTTATATTTTATATAATTATAGTGATGAGAGAAAATAAGACAACATACGAAAAAAATAAAAAATATTTTTACTTTTATGGAGCCCTTATTATTTTTACTTTGTATTATTTACTTACACTGTTAAAGAAAGAAGGGTTCACTAACTTATTATAATTCATTTTATTCTTTTGTATATTTTAAATTCACCAGAATCATATAATTCTTGATAACCGTAAGTTAATAATAAATCTTGAGCTTTTTTAGTAGTTTTCCAGTTAGTATCATCAAAAACCCAAATACCATTTATTTTAACTTTTTTATGATATAATTCCACTTCATTACAACTAATCTCCTCAGAATGATTAGAATCCTGATGTAAAAAATCGATACTGTCATTTTCAAATTTATTAACTGCCGCAGAACTTTTCATACGTAAAAGTTTAACATTTTTACACTCATAATTATTAAAAAGTTCTATAGTATAATTATACATTTGATTATAATCAATTTTTTCCCACCATTCATCATTTGATTTATCATTTGAACCTTCTAGAGATGCACTTTTTTCCCAAGCATCTATTCCAAATACTGAATTATTTGTCATAAATGATATTGGTAATAAACTTTTTCCACCAAAAACACCTAATTCAACGCAAATATCTGTTGGGTTAATATAATGAATCATTTTTAATACTTTTTCTTTTGTACACCAACCATGAATATTTTTATATTTATCACTATGAATTAATTTTATTACCTTCTCCATATTTATTATATAAATAATACAATAATTATAAATCTTTAACGCATACACCATCTATTAGTTTCATATTTTTATCAAAAATTGTATTAAAAACCCCGCCATTTTGTATTTTTTCTCTAAGTTCTTTTAAATTATAATCATTTCCTTCTGTCCAGTATTTATTACGGGTAAGTAAATCTAATAATAAATGACTTAAATCCTTTCTTCCATTTGGGTCCCATCTTTTAACAACTTTATATTTTTTCATAATATTTTTATATTTTTCATCACTTAATAATGGGTCTCTTCTAATAAAAATATTTCCTTGGTCTGCCCATTCCTCTGATTCATAAAATAATACTTTTTTCGAATAGTAAATGGGCGTTCCTGTTTTTTCTAAACGAATTCCATAATTATAATCTTCACCGCCCATAGTATTATGTATTTCATCGTATCCATTTACTTTTAAAACACATTCTAATGGAGACGCCGAATAACCAAATAATGATGAACCAGTTATTTTATTAAAATCTTTATTAAAATATTTAATACGAGAATCAATACCACCATCATGTTCTCTACAATTTTTGATGACTCCATTTTCAACGGACAAGTCATATACTTTTTTATATGAAAAACCAACTACTAATTTTTTATAAGCATATTCTAACATATATTTGAATGAATTTGGACATAAAACACCTAGGTCATCTATAAATAATAAATAATCATATTTCGCATAACAAACACCAGTATTTCTAGGAATAGAACAAGAATGATAATTAATATTTGTAACCTTCATTTTACCCTGTATTAATGAAGGTTTTGGTTCAACATGAACAAATTCAAAACGACTACCTATAATGTTTTTAATTAATTCTCTACGGGACTCATCATATTGTAATTCATAATCTACAATTACTATTTGAATTTTAGAAAAATCAAAATTTTCTTCCATTACCTGATTGTATAAGGAATCTATGAACCATTCAATTTTGGGATCTTTTCGACAAGTTATATAAATAAAAGAAAGCATTTATAATAAATGTCCTTATATTATATTTTTTAAATTATCTAAATTGTCTAAATTAATTTCTATACTATTTTATACCATTTTATACCATTTTTAATATATTCCATATCATAAACACAAACAATACTTTGAGTATCCATTAAACTATATGACATAATCAATTCGCACCCGTTTTCTTTTTCTTTAATAATGAGTCCCATACAAAATTCTACCTTGTAATTTTCAAATTTGAATAATTCGCTGTAACGAAGTAAATTCATATTTAAATCAAATACAGCAAAAAAATGTTGATAATTCACAAATTTTCCTTTACTTTGTGATTTATGTATTACAAACCACAATTCATCATCATGCGTTTTAAAACCACATGTGCTACCTTTTGCGTCTTTAAAATAATCAGGTATATTGTATTTAATATCAATAATAATTAACTCATTTGAATCATACTCTATTTTTCCTATTTGTAATGGAAACCATTTGTATACAATACATAATTCATTGTTATAATCAAAAAAACTCCAATTTTTTTCTGTAGTACATTCATTTAAAAAAGTAGGATATATGATATTCTTATTTAAAGTATATTTTACAGGGTTAAATACTATTCTATCACTTGAAATCAACATTTTTTGTGTTTTTTCATCAAATGTAGTAGCTAAATAATATAAGTTATCGCAAAATTTAAATAGTCGTAAGTCTTCTATTCCTTTGTATAAAATACTGTTATATGTAGTTTCATCATATATGGAAATATCATCTAAGAATAATTCTTTTGTAATTTTATTAAAATTTTCATCTACCTCAAAGATACTATTTATTGTAATGAAATGATTTGGTTTGTTTATAATTTCCTTATCATTGTTTGACGTTTTTTTAAATGTATAATTTATATATCTAATATTAATAATATAGTGATTTTTATGATATGGCGATAATACAATTGTTGGTGAACCACTATAAAATTTGTATTTTTCATTAAATATAGTCGTATTTATTGTTTTCGATAAATTCACCCGCGTATTGTATTTTAATATAGGATAATTATAACACTCTACTTTGTTCCATAATTCCGTGTAATAATCTTTGTAATCTATATTTTTATATAATATATTATGATTTGTGACATAATTTTTAATAATATTTCCACTATTTACTAACGTAATTTTATTTATTTTTTCATGAAAAAAACACGTGATTAGTTGATTTTTAATTATTTCTAATTCATTCGTACCATAAAAAGATTTTTTACAGTTTATAACAATTTCTTTAATACATTTATTCATGATTGGATTATTTGGTAAGGAAACGATTAAGTCCAAATTTATATTATTTTCATCTTTACAATAATATTCTTTATCTGTCAATTCTAATAATTTAAAACCAGCATGACATGTATATTTCGTATCTATAAAAAATCCTCCGCGTATATACAATATACAAAAACACCATAAATACATTTTATGTTTATAAGACGCTAATTTATCAAATGTGTATAATATATCTTCGTCAAAATTATTTTTTAAAAAATCGCGACACATTGAAATATCATATAAATAATGTGTAAATTCCGGATTTTGTAATTTTATTACAGATATATTCTTCTTTATTTCATCCGGCAATAATTCTAAATCATGCCAAAAATGAAAAATATTTAATGGAATAATCGAGTATACTTTTTTATTTATTTTTTTATTTATTTGTTTACAATATTTATTTTTGAATCCCTTTATTTGTAGTACCTTTTTTTTCAATTCTTTTAAAACATATTTTTGTTTTTGTTCATGTATTTTTTTTGCTTTTTCTAATTCTTGTTGTTTTTTTTGCTCTTCTTTTAACTTTATTTCATTTTCATTTATTTTATTTGTATTCATATTTTTCGATTCATTATTGTTTTTATATATAGACCGGTTTTTCAATGATTTATTATAATTCAAAAAAAACATGATAAATTATTTTATAGTATATAGAAAATAAAATAATTCATTCACAAAAACGAATATGAAACACACATTTCTACTTTTTCTTTCGTTTCAAATCTAAACAAGTAATTTCAAATGTCAATGACAATGGCATATTTTGAAAATCTACAATCAATCCATTGTGATATCGAAATTCTATATTGAGTTTTCTTATACTATTTAAAGGCGGGTCAAATGTTTTAGGATTGAAAAAACCACTACAATAGGATAACGCAACCGGTGTACTTCCTACAGGTATTTTACCAAAAGCATATTCAACCGCACCATTTGTTACATTTGTTTTCTGAGTAAATGCATCATCATTAAATGGATATGTCATATCAATATTATTCCAACCATTAATTAATAAATATATATAGGATTCACCCAAAATATTTATTTTTAATGGGGCCTTCACATAATAAGCAGTTGAGCCACTTAAATCTGGATTTGGGGTTAACCAATAACCATTGTCACCTGAAACAACATCTCCATAATAAAATCTAACATCAGAACCATCCGGAGCTGCGGGTTTTGAGTATTCATTCATTTTTATAATAAATCCTAAATTATTTGGCAATCCCCAGTTCGTATATTCAGTAAATCGTCTTGAGTTTACACAAAGAGCATTGAAATATTCTTCTTGTTCAGTATAAAAAGATGATTCATTTGTAATTTCAAAAGAAGAACTTCTATTTCCAAACCACATATATTGAGTAACGTAATTGTATACAATGACAAATTCGCTATATTCGCTAAATTGAGATATTAAATTCGGGGAATTTTCCGCAATATATTCTTTTAAATATACAGTAACCGCCCAATTAAACTTATTTGTTAATTCTGTTGCTAATTGTCCTACACTATAAAATCCCGACTCTATTTTAATTAAATATTCATTTCTTGAATTCGAAATCAACGCATTATATATTACTTGCTGTAAAGGGTCAACTGTTTCACCTGGTAAAAGATTTTCAGATGGATTATATGGTTTTGGAATCTTAAAAACCATGAAAACGTTATTAAATAATTCATTAAATGTGTCAATATTAATAGGAAGTGCTAATTCAGAAACGTTTAAGGTTTTGACATTATAAAAATCCCTAGGTAATTCAATTTCGAATGTAGAAGAATTCGGGTATTTTATCATGTTCCGGTCTTCTGAATGAACAGAAACATAGTATTTCACTTCTTGATATTCAGCAGTATCGTTCGGTGTAGGCATGACTGGGTGGTTTGTAAAAGTATTGCTCATAAAATTACTCATTTTATATAAATATAATATATTATAATAACAAATATTTATTTTATTTTAACTTTTATATAATATAAATATAATTCTATATAATATATAAATATGTCTGGTGGAAATCCATTAGGAACATCTGGTCTCTCAACATCATTTAATAATAAACAAAGTTACCCAAATACAAGTGGTGGTAAAAATCAATCATTTGTGAGTTTAGGTATTAAACAGCTTACCACCAGTATTCCTCCAACTACAAATGATTGGGTATATAAATCATATACATATGGTTCGTCATCGGTAAATACAATCACACCATCTCCATCAAGTTATAGTATATATATTACCCAAAATTTATACGTTGATGGCACGATATATGGTAATTTAGTAGGAACTGTAACAGCACCGTCTGATATATCACTCAAAGAAAATATAACAGATTTAGGATTAACACTTGATATAAATAAGATTATGGAATTAAGTCCAAAATCATATACATATAAAAAAGATAAAAAAGATAAAAAAATACATTATGGATTAATCGCACAAGAAATGGAAAAGATATATCCCGATTTAGTTTATAATGATAAAGGAAACAAAACGATTAATTACGTAGAATTAATACCGCTTTTAATATTAAAAATTAAGGATCTTCAAGAACAACTAGATGATTTGAAAAAAAAAATACCATCAATTTAAAAAGAGTAATTAAAAATTAAAATATCATAATTATATAAGACAATGTTTGATATCATTATAATAACTGGAATTCTTATTACAACATTTACGATGATTATTGGTACAAATCACCCAAATACATTATTTGGACTAAATGTTGGTTTAATCGTTATATTGTTCGGTGTATTAATGTGTTTAATCAAAAAATGGAATGAATCATTTTCTGTGAAAAATATTTATGAATTAGTGCTTGATGTACTCCCTTATTTCTTTATTATTTTTTCTATTATAATTTCCGTATATATAATTGGTAAATATTCTAAAAAAATATCAAGCGACTTAGTAAGCGATAGTTTCAAAAATTTTAAAAATTGGTTCCTTATTTTTACCTTAATTCAAGTCACATCTATTCTTTATTACAATTCCAGACCCAATGATAAAAAAAAATCCGATTTTTTAATTTATGTTCTAGGAATATTTAATTCGGTATTTTTAATCATCATGTATACAAGTTTAGTGTATTTTACAACAGACGGTTTTAGAAATATCACCATGTAAATATTTGTTACGAATCTTTGATTTTTATTAATATTAATATTAATATCAACATCAACATTGATTAATTTTAGAAAATTTAAATGTGAGTCCAATATGCGTGTCGGTTTCCCAAATACCAGAAATTTTTAATATAAATAAATAATTATTTGTTTTATCTATATTTTCTGAAAATATTTTAATATTACCTCCGCGTAATTGTTCATATATTGTTTTTTGTATAATTTTATTTTTATTGTTTAATTTTTTGAGTATTTCTTCTTCAATTTGTTGTATATTTTCAATAATATTTTTATTATTAATTAAATTAAAAGAACACTTATATTTATTATAAAATTTTTCAATAACAACATCATATAGTGGAACAAATAAATTAATACCATTTGTTACAAAATATTCTGTGGAATATATCACTCTTATAAAAACACCGTCACTTACTACATTATTTTTGATGGGGTCACAAAAATATATTTCATTAATTTTAAATTGATTCATATTTAATGCTATATTCATTAGAATAGTAATTACTATAAATAATCATTTTGTTTTTAAGTTTGATTATTTGTTGAAATATGTTTAATTATGTTTAATTAGTTATAAAAATAAATAAAGAATAAATGAATAGATATAATAGATTCTATGAAATTTCATGAAAGCCATTTTGAAGAATATGTTCAAACATGTCAAAAACAAAATTTACACCCATCGATTGATAAAATACTTAAAAAATTCCCAAATAATTTCAAAGATTTGAAAAATATGATTTTTTATGGTCCAAGTGGTGTTGGCAAGTATTCCATTATGTTGAAATCTCTTAAAAAATATAGTCCATCTGAATTAAAATACGAAAAAAAAATAAGTATATTGTACAACAAAATACAATATTATTTGAAAATAAGTGATATACATTATGAAGTAGATTTATCGTTGCTTGGTTGTAATTCCAAATTATTATGGCATGAAATATATGTACAAATCATTGATATTATTTCGGCAAAAACTAATAAAATTGGGATTATTGTGTGTAAAAATTTTCAGGATATTCATAGTGAATTATTAGAAAACTTTTATAGTTACATGCAGCAAAATAATGCGTCTTCGATTGATTTAAAATTTATCATTATTAGCGAACAAATTAGTTTTATACCCGACAATATATTGAATTGTTGTGAAATCATAAATATTTCACGCCCAACGAAAACAAGTTATGAAAAATGTGTCAATAAAAAAATATATACTCCGTTGAATCAAATATCCAATATTAAAAATGTAAATTCAAATGTGAATCATTTATTGATGCAGCCATATAAATTAATATGTAATAAAATTATCAATGTAATTATTGATATTGAAAGTTGTAAATTTCTAAAAATAAGAGATTTACTTTATGACATGTTTATTTATAATTTGGATATTAGTGAATGTATATGGTATATACTGGATATATTAGTTAGTAATAAAAAAATAAAAGAAGATAAAATTTCAGATATATTAATCAAGACATATACTTTTTTTCAATATTATAACAATAATTATCGACCAATTTATCATATAGAAAATTATATTCTTTATTTATCAAGTATAGTAAACCAGGAATAATAACTTAAATATTCATTCATATTATTCATTACAGACATCATCTAGCTATAATGAATTTACAAGAAGCCCTACAAATCATGGAAATAGATAATGGGTTTAGTAATCTTTCTCTCGACACATTGAAAAAAAAATATCATAAAATGGCATTAATTCATCATCCTGATAAAAATGGGAATAGTATAGAGGCAAAAGAAAAATTTCAAAAGTTAGGTGAGGCTTATGAATTACTAAAAAAGGAATTGGGAACTATGAATCATACAACAGCCTCAGAGAATGATGACCCGGTATTTAATAATTCGGGAGACGGATACTCCTTTTTCTTGAATATGTTTTTACAAAATATTGTAACTGGGCAATATAGTGAAGGTGTCCAGTCAATCATTCGAGATATAGTAAGCGGTTGTAAAGAGGTTTCTCTCAAAATGTTTGATAAAATGGATAGAGAAACATCCTTATATGTATATAATTTCATTATCAAATACAAAGATTTATTTCATTTAAATGATTCTATTTTAAACACGGTGAGAGAAATCATCCTTGAAAAATTCAAAGATATACAAATATTTACATTAAATCCAAGTATTGACGATTTGTTTGAAAACAATGTATACAAATTAGAATACAATAGTAAATTATATTTTGTTCCGCTATGGCATGGCGAGGTTTATTTCGACACGGATACTACGGCGAATGATGTTAGGGAAATAATTGTGAAATGTATGCCTGAATTACCAGATTATATGAGTATCGACGAAAACAATCATTTGTACATAAATGTCAATATAAAATTCAGTCTTTCTCTCATTCGTGACAAAATCACAACTATTTTGGTGGGGAAAAAAAGGTATGAAATACCCAATGAGGAGTTGTATTGTAAACAAAACCAGAACTATGTTTTCAAAAATAGTGGTATATCACAAATAGATGAACATGACATGTATAATATTAAAAAAAAAGGGGATGTCGTTATCCGGATAAATTTTATATAAAATTAAAATTACTTTTAGATAAAATAAAAATAAATATTATAGTAAAATAATAAAACAAATGTTTGACTTGTTTAGTTCAATACAAATATTGGGCGGAGTTTTATTCATGTCGACATTTACATCGTATGTTATATGTAAATTCTATAATTATCCTTTTGTAAACCCAGAATATACAAGTGAAAAAATATATAATCGTTCAAATACAATGGTCACCAACTTATTCATCATAACAAGTGAAACTGTTTTTTTAACGAGTCATATATTATACCCGCGTTTAGATGAACGAACCCATTCACTAACACATTCAACTGTAAATATATTATTATATCTCTTTTATGTTGAGCTATTTTACTATACTTATCATCGATGGATACATAAAAATTCTCTATACAAATATGTACACGCAGAGCATCATTTATCATTAGACGTATATCCATTTGATACATTTTACATCAACTTGTATGATTATCAGTTTTTGATTGTGTCACTGGCATTACCTATTATGATTGTAAAATTAAATATGTTTGAGCACATATTGACTTTATATTATTATCTAACATATTCATATTTAACGCATTCAAAAATATTAACAGAACATCATTACATACACCATAAACGGTTTGTTTATAATTTTTGTTTATCAATACCCATATTCGATATATTATTTGGCACATATAGTCCCAATGAAAAAAGGGTTAGTTAATTACATAATTCATAATAATAATAATAATAAATTCGTTAGATTATTGTCTTTATTTTGGCTACTATTTTTGTCTTTATTTTTGTCTATATTTTGGCTCTAATTTTTGTTTGTTTTTGTCTTTATTTATGCGTCAGTCTTTTTCTTTACTACTTTCTTTACTACTTTCTTAGGCTCTTCTTGAACAGCAACAGGTGCCTCTACTTTTACAACAACTGGTGCTGGTGCTGGTTCTTCATCATCATCATCCTCGTCATCATCAGATTCCTCAACAGCAGTATTTGTTGGTTCAGGGAAATCAACATCAGCCTCTTCAATTGGTGCTGGTGCTTTCTTTAACTTTTCCTTATCTGTTGACTTTAACTTGATGAAACAATGACCAACAAGTGATGTCTTTGGTTTTTGTACCATTGCTTGTACTAATTTCCAAGTGATACCAAACTTACCATTGGCAAACCATAAACCACCACACTGCATGATGACAGCAACT